TGAACTCCTCGGCGCTTCTGCCGACCCCGTCGTCGTAAAACTCAAGCACCTCTTCAAGCATTGCAGCCGCATTGCGGGCATCGGATTCAGCGTTATAGAGAGGATCGTTGAATACCCCCTTCGCCGCGTCTGCATCATGACCACAAATCTCATGCGAACAGCCTACCCGCTGGCAAATGTTCGCCGCGTCTGCATCTTGCCCGCTACCGTTGCAAGCGTCGCAAGTGGTCCCAGGGGTTTGCGGCGCAGCGTGATAGCCATCACCGCCGCAATAGTTGCACTCTGCATCTTGCCCGCAGCTCTCGTCGACGTTGTGGGCGGTGGGGATGGCGAGGAACGCATTAACTTCGTCCATCAAATTTGCGTCAGGGTATGCAAGGAACTCTTTAACATCTGTCAGCAACTCCCGCGCCTTGGTCAGTTCGGATTCCAGAGCTTCGAGCTGAACACGATAGACTGAGCAGTTGGCTTCGGCATTGGTCACGCGCTCAGCCAAGATCATCTTCAGTTTCCGCTGCTGATCACGCTCGGCGGTCAGGCGGGTGCGGTCAGCCTTAAGGCTTTCAATATGTTCCAGCAGCGCTGCCTGACCGATCTTGTGATCCTTCAGGCTGATCATCAGAGCATTCGGATCCACATCACTGCTGCAATTTGCGCAGGTCAAAACCACGCGCCGCTCGGCGGCTACCCGGGTGACTCTTTCTCGGCAGCGCTGCTCAACGGTGCGAGCAAGTCTTGTGAAGGCTTCTTCATTGATGCCATCGCAAAGCGCTGACTGGCAAGCAGACGAAGAAAGATCGCGCAATGTATCTTCGTCCAGTAGCACTTCCACATCGCCAGCAGGCGGCATAGGTGCACCGCTCGACGCCGCGTAACCGACGTTCGTTTCTTTGAGGATCGTTGGTTTAACGAAAGCGGCCACCGTATCACCGCGATCACAAATCTGGCAGCAGAAGTCCCGCGCCTCGCCTACACAGCAATGACATACCTGACGACGGCTCATCCCCGCTCCCCCTTGATAACCCGCGATGCGCGGTGCAGAAAAACCTCTGAACCCTCTAGCTCTGCCGGCAGCTCATCAGGAATTCCAGCCCACACGCCCGGTCCTATCCACTTAACCAAGTACGGGCCATAGACTTTCTCTTCATTAAGCCGTGATGCATCTTCGGCAAATTCTGATAAAAAATCTTCACCCATTGGGGTTATTTCCCATCGTTCCGGGCTTCGCTGAGTGCGAGTTAAGAGATTCAATCCGGTTAATGTTTCGATCCAAAAAGAACCAATATCGACCGACTCAAAATCATTGGCGCACTCCTCAAATCTGCGCAATCGAGCCAATATATCTTTTACAAAAGCGGGTAAGTAGCCCATCACCTTTGCCCCTTGATAACTTTCATGGCGCGATCCGCCAGGTCGGCGTCGTTGAATTCAGCCAACAGTGCGGCCTTGAGTGATTTGTCCTTGGCTGCCTGGAGCTTCGGGCACATGTCCCGGCGCTTGGGCAGCGACCGGATGAATTCGAGTTCATCGGTGTTAAGAGTCATTTCGATACACTCCCTCGGCCACAATCACAAGGCAAGCGGCCCTGCGCGCAGTCGCAGTAACCCGGAGCTTCGGCGCATGGCTTAGCGCGGCGTATAATTCGGCAGATCAAGGCAGTGCCGGCCACGCTTACAACTACGTACGCAAAAATCAGACAGATAATCATGTCGTTCGTCCTTATTTAGCCGCTACGCGCGGAGTCATGTCGCCGTTAACCTGTGCAGGCAGAGAGAACATATCGCCGGTGATTGGGTCGACGATCAGGCCGGATACAACGCTGACGCAGAAGCCTACCCAGTACCAGCCAGTGACGCGGGAGTTAAGCTCGACAGTGGGTCCGTTGTCATAAGCGACCTGGTATTTCTCGCCGTCGAAGAAACCCGCCGCAGCGTCAAGCTTTACCTGCGCAGGTGTCACACCTGAAGCAACCGGCGCGCCATCTTGGTTGGTGATAGTGAAGTGAGCGCCAGCAGGTTCTGACGTGACAGACACGTCAGTCATGCGGTCGTTCATGATGGTTGAGCAGCCAGCGCTGAGGCTTATGGCAGCGAGCAATGCGATTGTGCGAATCATGTCAGATAGTCCCGTAGTCGATGCGGCAGTAGTGGGCGTTGTCAGCGGACCAGCAGATAAAGGGCTGGTAGTGGCCGGCGAATTTTGTAAGCACGAACAGCACAAGGCCGTCCTGGTGGACTGGAGTGATCACGCCAGCTCCCGAGCGTGGCGCATGTTGATATTGCGGAAGTCAACGCACAGGCTGGCGGTAAGGTGGCGGCCTGCAGCGCGGAAATGGATCGCTTGGTGGTTCATGCGGCGGGCTTGCTGGATCAGGGTGATGAGGTTCATGGCTGGTCTCCTGTGTCTGTGTGGCGAGTATTACCCCGCCACGATCGTGCGTCAACTAATAATTGCGGAATAATCAGCGGGGCGATGAGTGGTTAGTCTTCTTCTGCCCCCACTATAAAAACCTGATCCATTGGTATGCACGTGCAGTTGATTTTCTGCTTGGCAAAGTCGAGCGCTTTTTTCTCCACAGACCCAGGGATACGAACAAGGGTTTTGTGATAGCTGACCTTCCACGGCGTGTTGTCGAGCATCCTGGTCACCTCAGGGTGAGGTTTGGCTACGCGGAATTCCCACTCTCCACTGCTGCGGTCCTTAAAGGCTACAAGGCCCGACCGGCCTAATGCGTACTTAGCTTCATCAGGAGCTATCTTGTCCTCGATCGCCTCTGTCTTGCCCATTACCAGGTAGATAAGCTCGCTGACCGTCCGCGTGCGAACGCCTTCGTGAGTCTCAACCTTGATCTGCCAGCTAAGGATCCGCTGCAGGCAAAGTCGGTCGTCGCTCATCTTGTCGTCAACCTGCATCTTCGCCCAGTCCTGACTCTTGACGTACTGGTCGGCGTAGTCCTGATCGATTTCGTTAGTGCGATACAGCGCGTAGGCACCAGCGATCAAGGCACCATGCTGGTCGCCATAGCGCTGGTCGTCCTTCAGCTTCGCCAGTGCGTTCGCGAACTTGGTGGCGTTCTTGCGGATAACAGGGATCATGCGGATAGCTCGCGCCTGCAAGCCTTGGATGAACTCAGGCGTGAAAGTGGCGTCGATGTCGCTGCGTAGCTGCTCAAAACGAGCGACTGTCTCCTCGTCCTTCTTGACCTTTACCAACCCCAAAATGCTGATCCGACTCTCGGCTGCGGGGTTCTTGATACCGACCGAAATAGACGAGAAGCAGAACATAGATCGCGTTTTATAGGTCGTCGCCTTACCGTCCGCCCCGCCCTTCGCCAGCATTGCGTCAGACTCAGAGCTGGCCCTCGTCACCATGTCCATGATGTCGTCAGTACGTGCCTCGGTCTTCTTGTTATCGCTCTCGAACTCATCCCACACGATCGGAAGTGCATCGTGCTCGAGGAGCTGCCGGGCGCCGGCTTCTGATGTGTTGCCTTGCAGGATCAATCCAATACCCTTCAGTATCCGGGTGACGTACTTCTCCATCACAAAGCTCTTACCGGTACCATGTCCGCCAGTAATCCAGATATGCGGCCGCCATTCCAGGGCGCCGCAGATTGGCGCCAGGAAGATGTATCCTGCCAGCAGCTTGCCATTGATGGGCGTATCCCAGAGCAGACGCTCAGTAAGCCGGCAAAGCTTGATCGACTCGCTACTGCCCAACGGTTCAGCAAACGAGATATTCAGCGGGACCGAGCGCTGATAAATGTACTTCGACTCGATGTCGGCGAGCTCATAGGTCACAGGCGGAAACTCACCGTCTCCCATAACCACACGGTCACCTAGGTGCACCGCCCATTTATCCTTGTCCCACCACGCCCCTCTGCCGCGGATCATTTCAGGACGGAAAACCATCTTGGCCTTCGCTTTCTTGATCAGGGTTGCCGCTGCTTCCAGGTAGTCGACAACGATTCCTGACTTCTTCTCGACGCCATGGTTAGCCTGCCAGTAGGATAAGTCGGCTAGCTGGAACAGGTTATGGCTGGTGTGCTGACTGGCAGCCAGGACTACGATCTGCGAAATGCTGTCAGACAAGTAGTAGGCTTTCCCGTTGTCCCATCCCAGGATCCGGAACGGCTCACGGTTGCTCTGCGCAATGAACTGCCTAGGGGCGACCGGCACCAAACTCTCCGGCACCTCCAGTTCCAGCGCAGGGTCACCTTCCGGAATATGGTGATCGTAGTAGCTGTCGAGCGGGATATCTTCGAGCTCTGGCGGGTTCAGGTCATCATCTTTCTTCGTCACTGCAATATCCTTAGGTTCGCGCATATGGGTCTGCAAATATTCCATCACTTGGGCGCCGGTCCAACCGTCGCCCTCAAGGTCGGCAAAGTCATAACCCGCTGGCCAATGCCCCTCACCTTCGCCTGGCTGTGGGACGCACACGATCCGCATGGGTGCGTTGTGTTCTGCCAACAACTCAGCAACGCGCAGCATAGCGGCCATGCCTGGCTGTTGAATGTAGGGCTTGAGATTGCCGTCATTGTCGCGCTGGCTATCGCAGTCAGGCCAACCCACTACCTTGCGGTTGTGAAGCATGGACCAATCAGCTTTATCAACCGCTTTGCAGCCACCCGGCCAAGTCATCACGATCACGCCAAAACTGCCCAACAGGCGCCGGCCAGCCTCGGCAGCTTTCTCTCCCTCGACTAATATCACGTTGGAGTTTGGCATTTTCTTGAGCATTTCAGCGCCGTATAGGCTGCGCGGGATAGGCAAAGCGCCGGCACGCAAAGACATTTCGCCGGTCTCTTTGTGCACCTTGTGGGTCATCGGCAGAACTTCTTTCTTGCCGGGAGTGGGTTCAATGCGGCAGGTGTATCCCAGTAGCAGGTCATCGTAGCTGCGGTAAGCCCAGGCCCCGAGCACCTTCGTCGACACCCACTTGCCATCCTTCGGCGCGTCCAGCTTCTTGGGCGCAGGGACTTCATAGTCAGCCGGGATTGCCTCCCAGACCTGCTGCTTAGGTGCAGCCTTGTACGTCTCCCGCTTCTGATTGCTGCTGGACTCAAGCGCCGCGCCGCCCGACAAGTCGAGCATCATTTCCATTGCTTCTGGGTAACTAAGGCTGTGGTATTCGATCAGGAAACCAACTGCATCCCCGCCCGCGCCGCAAGCATGGCAGCGGTAACGGTCTTTGCCATCGTCGCCGGTGAAGATACTAAAGCTCGGGTTGTTGTCGTTATGGATAGGGCACAGACCTTTCCATTCTGCGCCTGACTTTCTGAGTTCAGTTACTTGACCAATGATTGAATCGAGAGGAACGATACGGCACAGGTGCTCGCGGTTTTTATTGGTTAAGTCCATGTGCTATTTGCCTTCGACAGTTTCAATAAGGTGACGGCCAAGAGCAGTTATTTGGCCTTGGTAAATGTAACCATAGTTAACTAACTCATCCACCAGATAACCCACAAGACCCTGAGGGTTTATAGGCCACGGATTAGGGAAATCAGGGTAGTCATAAATTGCGCCATTTTTATGGATGGCCTTCAGCGCCTGGTAAGCGCGCAAGGTTAGCTTGTGATGCGCAGGTGGAATCTCGCCAACACTGGCGTGGATTTGCTTGGCTGCATTGATAAGGCGGTTCGTATTTTGTTCGTTTCGTTGGCGCATGGTTCAGGTGCCTGTCGGTGGTCGCGTGATCGGGAGTTTATAGACTCTCGCAAGGTTTATATACCCCCGGAATGAAAAATGGTAGAATTCGGATACGTTATAACGGGAGAAACCACCCATGCTGACAGTCCAAAAGCACACCCATCCAGTGACTAAACGCCCTCGAATTTACCCATTTGACGCGCTCCAGGTAGGCGGAAAGTTCGTGGTCAATGACCCTTTTCAGTTTCAATCCGTTCGAACAATGGCTTCCAGGAATAGCAAAAATGGCAAGGGATTTTCCTGCCAGCAGGTTGGCCGGACCTTAATCGTCCTTCGTTTTTCGTGACGCCACGCTCCATGATGGCCATTTAGAGGCCAGTAGTGGCCATTTAGAGGCCAATGATGGCACTTTGAAGGCACATGGTTAAAAAATGATCAGATTTCACCATTTTGTCAGCAACATCTGGAGTGTCAGCAGAGACTTGTCAGCGTCGCAACTACATGATTACAAAAGGAAAAAATCGAAAATCAGGCGAGTCAGCGTTGTCAGCACTTTTTTGGAAACATAGCCCTTTATATAAGAATAGAGAGAAATACCTCTCTTATTATATATATCTTTAAAAGGTATAGATTTATAGAATAGAGGGGGTTAAAACGGCTACAGCCCTTATACCACAAGGGTTTCGGTTGTCAGCAAATCAATCAGCAAAAATGCAGACAGCAAAGACATCAGCTGACAGGCTGCTGGCTCTTGACCACCACCACCAAAATGCGATACTGGTCACCTACACGAAACCCGACACCCCTTGAACGCATCGGTAACCAGTCCAGGTGCGCACCGAAGACGGATCGTGATGACCACCAACCACTCCACCAGATGAGATTCGGATCATGGCACTCACTCGACGCATCCTCCCCAAAGAGATTCGAGAAAAATTCCCTGCTACCGGGTTTTACGTCTACCACCTTGTTGACTCCCGGGATGGTTCGGTTTTCTACGTCGGCAAGGGTACTGGCGATCGCGTCATGCATCATGAGCGTGAGGCCGCCAAAGCCTCCTACATGATTTCTCCAAAAATTGAACGCATCCAGTCCATCTGGGACGAAGGCGGAACTGTCGTGCGCGTTATGGTTCGCTCTTTCGAAAGTGAGCATGCGGCATATCAATTCGAAAAGAATGAAATCTGGCGCATCGGACACGAAAACCTGACCAATTTGCTATTCGGGCAGGAATCAGAGCACACCCACGCCAAGCGCGCAGCAGAGCGATTCATCAGAGACTACACGGCATTCGCAGTAGCTCGTCCAGATCGAGCTAATCCTGCAATGGCGCTTGTTGCTGAGATGAAAGAAAATCTCGCGGCTATCAACCGTTATCTGGGTGTTGCGGCATGACAGTAATCAAAAAAAAAGCGCCTACCACTCCCAAGAAACCTCACGGCCGACCTTCGGACTACACCGAGGAACTGGCTGAGCGGATCTGTGACCGGCTTGCTACTGGCGATTCGCTGACGACCGTGTGCAAGGCTGAGGACATGCCTGCGAAGACCGCAGTGTTGCGCTGGCTGGCTAAGCACGAGAGTTTTCGCACCCAATACGCGAAGTCCAAGGAGGTCGCCACTGAGGCGCTGGCCGAACAGTATTTCGATATCCTGGACGAAGTGCCGCCGATGAAGCCTGATGGTTCAATAGACGCTGCCGCAGTAACCTGGGCCAAGAACCGCGCCGACGCACGTAAGTGGTACCTATCCAAAATCGCGCCGAAGAAGTATGGCGACAAGATTCAAACTGAGCACAGTATCTCGCCAACTAGTTTGGGTGTGCTGATGGATGAGTTATCAAGTGAAGCCTGAGTGGTTGGCTCTATTGCGTCAGAAGTTATGGCGCCTGCAAAACTTGTATGTAATTACAGACAAGGCCGGGAAGAAAGTAAGATTCAAGATGACGCAGGAGCAACTTGATTATTACAACGGCATGCACAACCGAAACATAATCCTCAAAGCCCGACAACTTGGCTTCACTACCGAACAATGCATTATTCAACTAGACGCAGCGCTATTCGAATCAGCAAAGTGCGCACTAATCGCGCATACACTGCCTGACGCTCACAGGCTGTTCCGCGAGAAAGTTAAGTTCGCATACGACAATCTCCCTGACGAAATCAAGCAAGCCAACCCAGCGCGCAACGACAGTGCCGGCGAGCTGGTTTTCAGCAAGGGCGGGTCGCTGTACGTCTCGACATCGTTCCGGGGCGGTACCCTGCGCTACCTGCACGTTTCAGAGTTCGGGAAGATCTGCGCAAAGTATCCGCACAAGGCGCGGGAGATCGTTACCGGCGCGTTCGAGGCGGTGGCGGCCGATTGCTTCATCACGATCGAGTCGACGGCCGAGGGGCGCGCTGGGTATTTCTTCGACTACTCGGACAGCGCCGAAAAGCACCAGATAGCCGGCCGGCCGCTGGGTCGTCTGGACTGGAAATTCTTTTTCTTCTCCTGGTGGCGCAATGCAGGTTACGCCGAGCCTGTGCTGGCTGAGCTGCCGCAGCGGCTGACGGACTACTTCACCCAGCTTGAGCAGAAGCACGGAGTGGTCACCACTCCCGAGCAGCGCGCCTGGTACTGGTCCAAGGAGAAGACGCTTGGCGACGACATGAAGCGTGAGTACCCCTCGATTCCGGCTGAGGCGTTCCAGCAGTCGGTCGAGGGGGCGTACTACGCGACCCAGTTCGCCAAGATTTACGAGCAGAAGCGCATAACCAAGCTGCCGGATAACTCGCATCAGCCCGTGTTCACGATCTGGGACATCGGCGTTGGCGACTCGACTGCGATCTGGTTCGTGCGCCAGGTAGGTGAAGAATATCACGTCATCGACTTCTACGAGAACTCAGGCGAAGGCCTGCGGCACTACATGAAAGTAATCAAGGACCGGGGGTACACCTACAGCGAGCACTGGGGCCCGCATGACATCGATAACCGGGAGTTTGGCAGCGACGGTAAGACGCGCCGTGAGATTGCGCGTGAAGGCTACGAAATCGACGGCAAGAAGTACTCGCTGAAGTTCACCGTCGTGCCAAAGCTTGGGATCGATGACGGTATCGAAGCTGTGCGTGAGATACTTCAGCACTGCTGGTTCGACGACGCCAAGACGGAGCAGGGTGTCAAGGCGCTGGAGAGCTATCGGAAAGAGTGGGACGACAAAAGAGGGTGCTGGAAAGATAAGCCTCTCCACGATTGGTGCTTCACGTCCGATACACGGCTGCTGACGCGTAACGGAATGCAACGTATAGTTGACCTACCAAAAACTGGAGAGGTGTGGACGCTATGCGGATGGAAGAAGTATCAAAACCCGAGGAAAACAAAGCAGGATGCCCTACTTGTGGAGGTCCTATTTGCCAACGGAAGTACAGTGAGATGTACGCCGGAGCACAAATTCTTGACGGCGAACGGGTGGAAATCCGCAGAAAGCCTAGAGAAGGGTTTCAAGATCCTGTCAGGCTTGACCCAGCAACCCAGTACTTTCTCGGAAAGCTCTACCGGATATACCCGAGTGAGCGATACTTTGCTGCTGGCGGAGAAAGACTTCATCGAGCAGTTTGGCGCGACGCCTTTGGCGAAATCCCTGAAGGATGCCACATACACCACATCGACGAAGAAAAAACCAACAACTCGCTCGGCAATCTTGAGTGCTTGCCAGCGTCTGAGCATTTGGGTAAAGGTTTTTCTGATAAAGTCAAATCTATGCGAGCTGGCAAGGGCTGGTTTAGCGATGATGCAAAAAAAGCTGCTGCCGACTGGCATGCTTCGCCTGCTGGCAGAGAGTGGCATAGGCAGCACGCTATCACCTCTCAAGGCTGGACAAAGTGGAAGCGAGAGCTCAAAAAATGCGACTGGTGCAAGAACGAATACGAAGCTCTTGTTCGAAACAATGGCCACCAGCAACGGTTTTGCCACGCAAATTGCAAAGCTTCCGCATATCGAAGTGCAAAGCGTGACAAGACTATCGGTGGTTGAGGATGTATACTGCTTGACAGTGCCGGGAGTAGAGCACTTTACTCTGGCAAACGGCGCTGTCGTGCATAACTGCTCGCACGCCGCCGACGCATTTCGATACTTCGCTGTCGCCAAGAAGCGGCGCAAATACTCACTCGCAGGCGTTTCCTAATGGGCGTAGTCCGCTACCTGAACGACAAGCTGGTCAACCTGGTTGCCAACCTTGGCACTGGCCGGGACAAGGCGAGCCACAACCAGTTCGATATGCCGTTCATCACGGATCAGGAGTTGGTCAACGCCTATCGTGGGTCGTGGATGGCGCGCAAGGGTGTCGAGATTCTGCCGTTTGACGCGACGCGCGAGTGGCGCGCATGGCAGGCGGACAGCAAGCAGATACAGGCTATCGAGGCCGAAGAGAAGCGCCTGAATGTCCAGAACAAAGTCAAGGAGGCGATGACCAAGGCGCGCCTGTTTGGCGGTGCTGCGATCTTTATCGGCACTGGAGATCGTGACCTGTCGCTGCGCCTGGATCCAGAGCGCGTGCAGGCTGGCGGTATCAAGTACCTGAACGTCATGAGCAAGCGCCAGCTGACTCCGGGGGACACCGAAACCGATCCGCAATCCGAATACTTCGACAAGCCGAAATGGTACATCCCCACTGGCTCGCCTCAGCTACGCATCCACCCATCGCGCGTCATCGTGTTCATCGGCGCGCCGTATCCCGATAACGAATTACTGGGCGTGCAGGACCGCGGCTGGGGAGATTCAATCCTGCTGGCCGCATCCAACACCGTAAAGCAATCTGAGTCTGTAGACGCAAACGTCGCCAGTATGGTTTTCGAGGCCAAGGTCGACGTGGTCAAGATCCCGAACTTCATGGAGCAGATGGACGATCAGGAGTATCGCAACCGCGTTCTCCAGCGTCTCAGCCTGGCTGCTACGGGTAAGGGCATCAACGGAATGCTGATGCTGGACAAGGAGGAGGACTATGAGACCAAGTCCGCTTCATTCAGCAACCTTCCAGACATCATGGATCGGTTCGACCAGAAGGTCTGCGGCGCGTTTGATGTGCCGGCTGTGCGGTTCCTTGGACAGTCGCCGGCAGGCCTATCGTCTAGCGGCGAGTCTGACCTGCGCAACTACTACGACCACGTGCGTGCGCTGCAGAAGCTTGGCTTGAGCCAGACGCTGTCGATCTTCGATGAGTGCCTGATCCGTTCTGCGCTGGGCTCGCGGCCAACTGAGATTTATTACGACTGGCGCATTCTCTGGCAGCCTACAGCGGCAGAGCGAGCAACCATCGGAAAGACGGTAGCCGACACGATCAAAACTCTTTCGGATACGCAGCTGTTCAATCAAGAAGCGCTCAGCAAGGCCGCCACCACCACTCTGGTCGAGGGCAATGTCCTCCCCGGGCTTGAGGCGGCAATCGAAGAATTCGGCACCGAAGTTGAGCCTGAAGATCCAGAAGAACCACCAGTTACCGGCGCCCCGGACGCGCCTGTCGAGGAGTAACAAGACATGCCAGACCAGTTACCGACAGTGCAGGGCGATCAGGGGTACATCGAAGCCTACCCGGTCATGATCGTCAACCCTGCAGGGCAGGCTGCTAACCTGGCACCTGCATCATCGGCGGCGGCTGTCACGTCGATCGCATCCTCTGCCACTGCGGTGACTCTGCTCACGGCGAACGCCAACCGCAAGGGTGCAACGATCTACAACGAGTCCACGTCAGTCGTGTTCATCAAGTTCGGAACCGTTGCGTCGGCGACCAGCTACACCGTGCAGGTCGCCCCAAGCGGCTATTACGAAATCCCATTCGGTTATACCGGCATCATCACCGCCATCTGGACTACAGCCAATGGCAGCGCCCGCATCACGGAGCTAAGCTGATGCCTTTGTTCGGTGGTAACAGCGCGGTTCTGCCAGGGTTGTACACGGTCGCCAGCCTTCCCCCGGCTTCCAGCTTTCAGGCGAAGTACGCGTACGTCACTGATCTGGGCGGCGGCTCGGATATGGTGCTTTCCGATGGCACGAACTGGAAGCACATCAGGCGCGGGCTCATGGGCGCTGTGCCGGCTGCTGCGGCAATCTCTATTACGCCGCTGCTCAGCCCGACGATCATGTCGATTACCGGCACGAACACGGCCAGCATGGTTCTCACGCTGCAGACCGCTAATCTGTACCCAGGCTTCGAACTGACCATCGTCAGACCTACAGCGCTGGCCGCGCTTACTACCCTTGGCATCCAGGTAGCAGGGGTTTCAGGCTTGAAAAATATTCTTGGCTCCAGCTGGACTGATTACCAGTGGGACGGAACCGCGCTCAACACAATCCGCAACTCTTCGTTGCTCTAAGGAGATACACATGCTTGTAATTGGTGAGAACATCGTAAACGGCACTTTGGTAGTGGTCAGCGTGGGTTCTGATGGGAAAACTTCGGTAGCGTTCCCGTCATTCGTTGACGAGACGAACACAGCGTTGGTTATCAGCTTTGATGCAGGCGTGCCACTGGCAGTCATTAGTGGCATCGTGGCGACCATCGTGGCTGCCGGCAACCCGTTCTAAGGGGCTATGTCATACCATGCCCGGAAGTGGTAATATCCGGGCATCAAATATGCACCATGAGGTCGTAAATGCTCATTGTCGATAGCCTTACGCTTGATGCGTCCGGCCTGAAGTTAACTCAGGACGGGTATCTTGTGGGCGATGCGCGTGTATCGCGTGCGGGCAATGTGCAGCAGTACTACGGCCATGAGCTTGGCCTGGATGGCGAAGAAAAGCATAAGGTGTTCGGCGTGTACCGCGATCCCGATGTGGTTTTCGATAACGCCAGCATGCTTTCGCTTGCGGGTCGACCCGTCACTCGCGGCCATCCCGATGAAGGCGTAACCGCTGACAACTGGAAAGATCTGGCTGTCGGCCAAATGGGTGGCACAGTGCGCCGCGACGGTGAGCATGTGGTCGCCTCGATGGCGATCATGGACTCAACCGCAGCCAAAGAGATTGCCGCAGGCGCCCGCTCACTCTCTGCCGGCTACAGCGTTGCAATCGTGCGCGACTCGGGCACAGCCCCGGACGGCACCCCCTACGAATTCAAGCAGGAAGGCCCGCTGCGGTTCAATCACGTAGCCTACCTGCCCGACAACAATCCACGTGCGGGCAACACCCGTATCGGCGATAATAATCCCGCACCAAAAACACCAAACGGAGGCCATGACATGGCTGATGCACTGCGTAAACTGCTTGTTGATGGCCTGACCATCGAAGTGACCGAGCAAGGCGCCCAGGCTATCGAAAAGCTGACCAAGCAGCTCAGCGATGCCGCGGATAAAACCACCTCACTGGCTGACGCTTATGCTGCCGCGCTGGCGCTGAAAGACGCTGATCTTGCGAAGAAAGACGCCGAGATTGACGGCCTGAAAGCTAAGGTTTTGACCGATGCCGCTCTCGACGCTCGCGTCAAGCAACGCGCCGATCTGATCACCAACGCTCGCCTGATCAGTGACGCCGACTACACCGGCAAGTCCGACGCCGAAATCCGCAAGGCCGCAGTGCTGGCTAAGCTGGGCGATGCTGCCCTGGCTGGCAAGTCCGACGCCTACGTCGACGCCCGCTTTGACATCCTGTTGGAAGACGCCAACAAAGATCCGATGCGCCAGCACTTCATCGCGCAGGACGGCAAGACCACCATCAACGACAACGGCCAAGATGCTTGGGAGAAATCCAAGTCCGAGGCGTGGAAAACCGCCGGTAAAGGAGCGTAAGCGATGCCAGCCATTCAATCTACCTACAGCACGAATATCCCGGCTCGCAAGGCCGGCCATATTCCGGACATGACCCAGGCGGACCTGATCAGCCGTAACGTTGAGACCGTAGCCGGTATCGCGTTTGGTGTTCCGGTTGCCCAGGGCGCTGACCAAGACGGCTGCATTGCCTACGCAGGCACTGGCTTCCTCGGAATCACCGTTCGCGATCGTTCCGTTCAGATTGGCGAGCTGTTCAGCCGCTACGAGTCGGCCCGCATCCTGAAGAAAGGCCCGATCTGCGTGCTGGCATCCGCTGCTGTAGCAGCCGGCGATCCGGTCTATATCACCCCTGCCGGCCTGTTCACCAACGTTGCCACCAGCAACTTCGCAATTCCAAACTCCCGCTGGGACACGACCACTGCGTCGGGCGTCCTCGGCGACATCTTCGTTAAGTAAAGGAGCGTCAAGCATGGCTCAAATTAAACTGCTCGACGCCCAGGCTGCGATGGGTTTCGTGCTGTCCCAGACGACTTACATCGAGCGTCAGGTCAATCAGATCGTCTACGCCGACATCCAGTATCAGGATCTGATCCCGGTGGACTCGTCCGCCCCTGAGTGGGTCAAGACTGTTACCTTCTTCTCGGGTGACAAGTTCGGTCAGGCCAACTGGATCAACGGCAACAGCGACGACATTCCACGTGCTGGCAGCGAGCGCACCAAGTACGAGTCCCAGGTCTTCACCGCTGGTATCGGCTACGGCTACGGTCTGGAAGAGATCAGCCAGGCTCAGATGCTGGGCCTGCCACTTCAGGCTGATGACGCCGCTGCTGCTCGCCGCGCCTACGAAGAGTTCGTAGACGGTGTGCTGCTGCGCGGTGATGCTCGCAAGGGCTTCCAGGGTTTGATTAGCAACAGCGCCGTGACCGCGATCACCGCGCCGACCGGCAATTGGACTGGCAATACCACTCCACAGCAGATCATCGCTGACATCAACGCCGCACTGATGCCGACCTACTCCGGCACTCAGTACACGTCCGTCGCCGATACCCTGTTGCTGCCGTTCGAACGCCTGCAGTTGCTGAACCAGACGCTGATGCCGAACACCACTCTGACTGTGTACCAGTTCATCATGCAGTCGAACCTGTACACCCAGACCACTGGACGCCCTCTGTTGATCCGCGGCATCTACGGCCTGTTGACTGCCGGCGCTGGCGGCACTGCTCGTATCGTGGCATACCGTCGCGACCCAAGCGTGCTGAAGGCGTACATCCCGATGCCTCACCGGTTCATGCCTGTGTATCAGGCTGGCCCGATCCGCTGGGAAGTGCCGGGCTTGTTCCGTCTGGGCGGCCTGGACATCCGTCTACCGCAGTCTGTTCGTTACTTGGACGGGGTGTAAGCCATGACCACAGTTACTAACACCGGCGTTCAGCCGCTTGTACTGCTCGGGGGCACTTTCCTGGCCCCCGGCGTCGAGACTGAAGTCAGCGACTGGAGCAAGGTCAAGGCTCACCCTATCACCAAGTTCTACCTGGACTCTGGTGTGCTGGTGACTGGCGCGGTCGAGGATGCCGATGAAGATCCGGACGACGATCGCAAGTCCGACCTCATCGCGCGCATCAAGGAGTTGGGCGGCAAGGCCGATAAGCGCTCCAGCGTTGAAAAGCTGGAAGCACTGCTGGTCGAAGCCCAACAAGCTGCCTCTGCTGCTGAGTCCGGCGCCGCTGCCGAGTAACAACCCGGGGCTTAGGCCCCATTTATTCTGGAGTCACCAGCATGGCAAAGATTACGAACACCAGCACCGTGGCTGTGCCGCTGAATGAAGGGTCTCTGATCCTCGGCGGGCAGACGCTGGAGCGTGAGGACTGGGCTGATCTGAAGCAGCTGAAGAACGTTCAGTCGTATCTTGAGCAGGGCATCTTGGTCGTGAACGCTTCCAAGGCTGAGCAGGTTGAAGCCGCTGAAGCTGCACCGTCGCCAGTACCAGCGCCCGCACCGTACCGCAAGTAATTACCCCAGCCATGGATGGCGCCAGTTCAGAAATGCGCCTTCCTTGGCGCATTTTTTATTTAAGCCAAGACCAATTCTTTCCATTAGTAATGCTGTCAATGCAAGCTCTGCTAACTCCAAACTTTCTTCCTAGGCTTGTTGCCGTATGGGATGGCCTTAGCGATCTAATTTGACGCACCTCATCCTCGGTAAGCTTGTGCATGCCGTGTTTCTCACCTTTTCTTATAGTCCCATGGATTATTTTATCCATCTCATTTTCTAGCTTTGTTGCCCATCTTAAGTGCTTAGGATTCACGCATCCTCCAAAGCCGTTTCCGCAAGAATGGGCAGCGTGTAATTCTGGAGAATCTGGGTCGCCGTGCGCCACCATGCACATTCGTCTGCTGGCGCTCATTTTTACTTTCCCAACAATCAGGTATCCATATCCGGCAGGATATCTGGCAAAAGGCCATATCAGGCATTCATCGTCGTCATGCCCGGCATTGTCCAAAATCCACTTTTGCGGTCCGCCAACGTCAGTATTCCCCATCAGGGGATCACCCCACCTAACAAAACGAGCATGGTGCTTTTTGCAGAAGCCCTTGCACTCGGATTCTCTTAGGCAGCCTTCTACTGAGCACACCGCTTTTACAAATGGTATTCTTGCAACAAGAGGATCGCCGTGGGCGCGGAACCTTCGATAATGCTTGTCGCAATAGCCCTTTGATTGATGGATGTTGCCGCACCCTTCAACAGAGCAAAGTTTTTGTGTATTCATTTTTGCACCTGATTTTTCATGTGAAACTTATTAAATCATAGAGAGAGCTTGAAATGCCAGATTTCTATGGGTCGCTCGCCGGAGCCAACCAATACCACGCAGATCGGGGGAATTCAGCCTGGACGGGAACCGACGAGCAAAAGATCCAGGCGCTGGTTAGGGGTTCTCAGTACATTGATGGTCTCAATGGAATGCCAATACCTGGCCGCGCTGGCTGCAGGATGTTATTCCCAGGTAAAAAAGCAATTCCTTCTCAGCCAAGATCATGGCCTAGGGTTGGAGCGTTTTACCGGGATGAGGGCGGATCGATTGATCCTGAAACTGTGCCGGCAGAGGTTGTGATGTCTGCATATGAAGCAAGTATTAGAGAGCTGGCATCCCCTGGCTCACTCACCCCCGACTTCGTAGCCTCATCCCTCGTCAAGCGCGAAAAGGTCGGCCCACTCGAAACGGAATACGCCGTCTCCACCGAATCTGGCAATTCCGCAATATCTCCTGTTGTCAGCGCCATCAATTCCCTCCTATACTCTCTACTGATCACGCGCTGCGGCGGTCCCGCAGTATTTGTCGTGTAGAGCGCCACCACTGAGCGCCTGCACGAATCAGCAGAGGTTCAGCATATGTCGCATACTCCAGGTCCATGGTCGGTAGAATATGACACCGACGGAAAACTACATGTAACGGCAGGCGAGTTTCTTGATCTTGCAGAGGTCGGCTTATGCCAAGGTGGGGATCCGGAAGCAAACGCTAGAGTAATGTCCAGCGCTCCTGACCTGTTGGCGCTTTGCATTCAATCTCGTGCACTTATGGTAACCATGCTGGGTGATGAGCTAGACAAGCCTGAGAGCAAGCATGACCAGATCAAAATCACAGTGCTGCGCACCAAGATCGCCGCGCTTAGCGCCGCCATCGCCCGCGCGACAGGAGGTGAGGTGTGAGCCTACTCGAACTGATCCAGCACGAACGCCGCATATTCCTGTCCTGCAAACTTGAATCAAAAGCATACTGGCGGCAGATGCGCTTGGTTGCTGAGTTTACAAAGCAGTGGCGCGAGTCCAATTCGCTGAGGGCGGTGAAATGACCAGTCGTGAAGAGTTTGAAGCTTGGGCTATTACTTGTGCGTGGCTTGGTCTGTCCGATGAGTGCATGCATTACGACGAGCAAGACGGTTATGTCGGGCTTGAGTTGCATGCAGCTTGGCTGGCGTGGCAGGCCTCTCGCGCGGACATGACCATCACTCTCCCGCCCCGCTTCAACATCGACGACCAAGGCTGCGTTTACGAGCATCCGGCGGGCGAGGATCTGGAGTATGTAGCCGTGGTTAGGGCGATTAATGCCGCCGGCCTGAAGGTGGCGCCATGATCTTCTTCCTGGAAATCGAAGGCGCGCTCAAGCAGTGCTCCGTAAAAGAGCCCTACTGCTCGCTGCTCCAGCAATGGAATGCCATCAAGCACCTCCAAAAAGTGGGTAGTGAAGGCTTTGAGTTCGCCAAGGATGCGCTCCGCTCAGTTGCGCGTGAGTGCGTGCAGGCCGGCGCCTATGAGGTGCGGATATGACGCCAGCAGAGAAAGCCACTATTAACCTGCTGGCTGAGGCATGGAATTCATTTCTAACTCTGCCAGAGCAGCACATCTGGGACCATCAGGAAATGATGCATTTGATCCATGGAGCTCAGAGAATCATCATGCAAAGAGAAGCCAGACGAAACAACCCGGATATCTTTGCGATTCCTGAACACCTCTGCACTGGCTGTGGCTCGAAAGGGTACACAGGGCAGTGCGATCAGTGCATACCCTACTGAGGCTACACCATGACCCAACCCCCACCCATCTACCGCCAAAACCTAAACGAGTCAAACCCCGTCACCTGCGAGGTCTGCGGCAAGCACCGCGGCGGCCGTCCAGGTTCCCATGCAAAGTGTTCCAAGATTCGGCAGCAGCGAGGGTTTAAAGATGATTGATATTGAGAAGGTCGAGGCGCTGGCGTTGTTTGCGCAGGCTGAGCGAACCAAGTGGGAGGAGGCCGGCAAGCCGTGGCCTCAGCCTAATATGGCGCTGATTGATATGATAATGGCGCTATCTCCGCTGGTGGTGCTGGGGCTGATTCGGCATATCAAAACGATTACCGCCGATCGCGATGCTGAGAAGGGTATGAAGTCAGTGGCGCGCATGCAGCGTGATATACAATGCGATCTAGTTATAAAGCGTGGGGAAGAAATAGGTCAGCTCAAGGCCGAGAACGAAGATCTTAAGGGTCGACTTGCAGCTGCGCCGGCGCTTAACTGCTTTGATGAGATTGCACGACTTAAGGCTGAGAACGAACGCCTGCAGGCCGCCTTGAAAGCACATCAAATTTCGCCAAGAATCTGTGCTGACTGGGATGAAAGATGGTTTTTGGTTTGCTCTGGATTTGAAGGACCAAAGTTTAAAAGCGAGCAAGAAGCCGCTGAATGGGCTATCAATCAGGGTTATGAGATAAAGACTGGCGACCATTCAAGATTACAAATGAAGGGTAGCGAAACATGGTGGAGCGTACAATGACAAACGCCGAATGGCTAGCCCTGACCGCGATCGTCATTACGGCGGTGGCGGTTGGGATGTTGATTGGGAGGCATTTTGCATGACAATCGCTGACGTAATGCTGATTTGGGTTGCTGGCGCCGTCATAACGCTAGCAATCCTTGTCCTGTCGCCAACTCTATTCATGAGCGCTTCTGACTGGGCAAAATTCAAGGAGGACGCTTTGCGCGATGACGCAGATGTAGTTAACGAGGGGAATTTCTCGCCGTTCATGTCGGTGTTCAAGTTCCTTTGTGCGCTTTGCTGGCCGCTTTTGCTTTGGGGCTATATCGGCGACCTATGGACCGGGATGCGGCGTAAATGACCGAACAAGAAATCCTAGCCGCCATCGACGGCCTAACCCCGGACTTACAGCGCGCCTACCTTGACCGGGTGCGCGCGGTCGTTGACGCGAGCACGTATGCGGCAGTGCAGCGCTACATCGAAGATAACGACGAGCAGGGGTTGATCGACTATCTGTCGCTTGGCGCAATGGCGCTGTTCGCCGAACTGATACGGGCAGTGTTCATTGCTGGTGGTCGCAAGCCCCGCGAGAAGCCGCCCGGTGGCCGCCCGGTTGAGTTCGACCCATCTACCGCCGAAGCCGTGCAGGCCCTCCAGCAGCAAGCCGCCTCAACAGTCGCCAGCATCAACGAAGCCCAAGCCGAAGCCATCCGTCTGACGATGCAGGCCGGCGCCATGTCGCAGCAGTCGGCAGCTCAGACGGCGAGGGATATCCTCGGCACGACCAGCAAGCAGACAGGGCGGCGGCTCGGCGGCGTTGTCGGTCTGTCCGGTGCTGATGTGCAGGCGGTTCTCAACGCTCAGACGCAACTGGCCTCCGGCGTGCCTGCGCAGATAAAAGAGTACCTTAACCGCGTAGACCGTGACCCGATCTTCGATCCCATTGCCCGGCGTGCCATCAAGAACGAGACACCCGTAGCCGCAGCCGACATCAAGCGCATCACCGACGCCTACGCCGCGCGCAAGGTCAAGACCCGCGCCCGCATGCTCGCCCGTACCGCTGGCCTAGAGGCTTACAACTCTGGATTTAACCAGCTCTACGTGCAATTATCCCTTCAGCCAAAAGCGCCTCAGTCGATCACGAAGGGCTGGCGGAATAAGGGTGATGAGCGCGTGCGTAATACGCATGAAATCCTTGGCGGCGTCGTGGTTCCGCTGATGCAGCCGTTTCAGACTGCACGGGGCGCGATGCTGATGTACCCTGGCGATTCATCGCTAGGCGCAGGACTCAACGAGCGGGCTAACTGCCGCTGTACTCTCACATATCGCGTGGTGTGGTAATGCCTGACATCTACGACCGCTCCAAAGCTCTAGCCACCAGACTGCTATCCCCGCGCTCAAAGGGCGGCAAAGGCCTAGAGCTCACCGTCTCGCGCACCATTCCAGGCGTGTACGACCCAGCAACCAGCGCCACTACCGGCGACACCGTAGTCGAGTACGACGGGTCCGCCTTCCGCGACACCTACGCTCAGGACGATATCGACGGCACGCTGATTAAGCAGACGGATGTGAAGCTGCTGGTTTCGCCTGTGCAGCTTGATGGCTCGGATATGCCGGCGCCGCTGCTCGGTGATGACCTGCTGTTCGACGGTGTCTCGTACAAGGCCCATAACGTCCAGCCGTGGAACTACGCAGGCCTCGCAGTCGGCTTCCAAGTGCAGGCGCGTCTCTGATGGCCGGCAACCACATGAAGGAACGCTACGGCGGACTGACCGGTTCGTTTAGCCTTCAGCTCGACCAGTTCAAGCAGAAAGCCATGGCGTCGATTGAGCAGACCATCAAAGACGTAGTGATTCAGATCGGCGAGACGATCATCAACCTTGCGCCCGTGGATACCGGACGCTTCAAGGGATCTTTCCAGTTCACCGTCGGCGCCCCTGCCAATTTCAGCCCGATCCGCTACGATAAAGAAGGAACCATAGCGCTTGCTGAGCTGAACGCTCGAGTGGCGCAGTGGGATACCAGCCAGGTAGCGTATTTTGTGTCGAACTTGGTCTATGCGATCAGTTTGGAGTATGGCCACTCTAGTCAAGCTCCAAGTGGCGTAATTAGAATCACCATCGCCCAATTCGAAAAAATAGTAGCCGCTGCCGCAGCGCTGAACGAGGCCAAATGAGCCACCTACTTTGCCAACAGATCTTCGAAGCCAGGCTGGCGACATGGGCCGCTGCCCGGGTGCCGGCGCTTCGCATCGCTTACCAGAATGCGGCGTTCAGTCCAGCAGCGGGGGAGACCTATCTGCGCGCCTTCACGCTGCCATCAATCACCGACTCCCAAGACCTGCGCGGCCAGCATCGCGAGTATCAGGGGATCTTCCAGGTCAACGTCATTGCCCCTATTGGCAAGGGCTCTGGCCCGCTGAAGCAGATCGTCGCAGAGCTCGGCGTCCTGTTCCCGCTCTACCTCTACCCCGACCCAGCTAAATTCCCCGTAATGGTCTACACGCCAGTCGCGCAAGGGCCTGCAATTACGGACGATTCGACGTATACTGTGCCGGCGTCTGTGTCGTATCGCGCGGATGTCAACACTCAATAATCTGGCTTCAACCATCTAGACACTGGCAAAAGCCAGAAAAGTGAGGAAATCATGGCGTTCCGGCTCCCAAACGGTGCAACACTTCAAATGGCCGCGACTTACGCGACCCCAGTTTCCGTAACCGCAGTGACTAACGCACTGCCAGCAGTGGCAACCGCAACGAACACCTTCGCCGCTGGTGATATCGTCGAGCAGACTTCGGGCTGGTCGGCGCTGACTGGTCGCGCCGTTCGCGTAGCAGCGCCGTCTGGCACTCAGTACTCGCTCGAAGGCATCGACACCACGGACACCACGCGCTATGCAGTGGGTTCCGGCGTCGGCTCCGCGCGCAAAGTCTTGACTTGGGCTGAAATCAACCAGATCACCGACGTGGCGACCACTGGCGGCGACCAGCAGTTCTATACCTTCGGTTTCCTGGCAGAGAACGACGACCGCCAGATTCCGACCACGAAGAACCCTATCAGCATGACGTTCACCGTCGCTGATGATCCTTCGCAGCCATACGTTGCCCTGTGTGAGGCAGCCGACCAAGACCGTTTGCCGCGCGTGCTGCGCCTGAACCTGCCGGGCGGTTCTTCGATCCTGTACAACGCTTACATCACGATCAGCCAGACCCCTGCGCTGACTCGTAACCAACTGATGACGCGCACCATCACCGTGTCGCTAATCGCTCGCCCAACCCGCTACGCATCGTAAGGAATCCCATCCATGGCAAAGTTCAAGATTCAGCCTGAGCCAACGTTTACCTCCCTCGTCAAGATCCCTCGCGTCGGCGGCGACCCGATTGAAGTCCCGTTCACGTTCAAGTACATGGACCGTGATGCGCTGGCTAAGCTGTTTAAGCAGTGGGCCGATGACTCGCTGGCCGTGCAGGAGAAGTTCTCCGAGGGTGAGCTTGATCTTCCTGCGTTCACCGCTGGCATGATGGAAACTCAGTGCAAGCAGATCAAGGACATTGTGATCGGATGGGACTTCGACGACGAGTTTAACGATGAGTCTGTCATGGCCCTCGTCAAGACATCCGTATCCGTGCCGGCCGCCGTCATCAGCACCTATCAGGAAGCCTTCCAACGGTCCCGCCTGGGAAACTTAGAGGCGTAGTCCGCGCGCTTTATCAGGGATCGGCGTCAGCCACCGAGCTGAGTATTTTCGGCCTGACGCCTGAAGACGTTCTCGAAGACGACTACGAAGTATGGCCAGTTAACTGGCCTTCTTTTTGCCTTTTTCAAGCAATGTCGACGCAATGGAATGTAGGCATGGGCGGCGCCACCGGGATCAATTACACTCCACTGGTCACTGTGATGAAGTTGATCGGCATCAAGAAGAGTGCAAGGTCGCAGGCGTTTGCAGACCTCCAAATTATGGAGTCGGAAGCGCTCAGCGTGATCGAAGAAATGAAACCGCCGTCTAAATAAGGGTACCACCATGGTCGACATTGCCCAGCTCGGCATCGAAATTAAGTCAGATGGTGTCGACAAAGCGGCCACCGACCTAGACAAGCTGGTAGACGCTGGCAAAAAGGCCGAGGTTGGCGCCAAGACTACCGGCGCCGCCTGGGACAAGACTGCAACATCGATCGCGGCTGATACCCAGCAGATCGTCAGAGAGCTACAACTCCTAAACGCAAAGCAGGACACCACCGCTAAGCTGATGGCGACTGTAGGTGCGTCTGTTGATAAAGCATCTCATTCGTTCACTACCGCAGCGGCATCTATTGGGCAAGTCACAGCTGCCACAACCGCGCAGGCTAATGCTTCGTCAAAGGTCGTAACGGCCAACAAGGCTGTAGACGACTCTCTCACCAAGACCGGCATCAGTGCCAAGCAGACAGCCGCAGCCCTGCGCGGTGTGCCGGCGCAGTTCACCGACATCGTGACCAGCCTGCAAGGCGGACAGGCTCCGCTCACCGTGTTCCTGCAGCAGGGCGGACAGCTAAAGGATATGTTCGGCGGGGCTGGTAATGCCGCTCGGGCGCTGGGCGGGTATGTCCTGGGTTTGGTGAATCCGTTCACGATTGCCGCAGCTGCCGCGGTAGCAATAGGTGTGGCTTACGCTAAAGGCGCGCAGGAAACCACGGCCTTCAATACTGCGCTGATTACTTCCGGCAACGCTGCCGGCACCAGTGCAAATCAGCTATCCACGCTGGCCGCACAGATATCGAACACTGTTGGCACCACTGGCGCTGCTGCTGAAGTTCTGACTCAGCTTGCTGGGTCTGGCAAGGTGGCTGCAAGTTCATTCGAGGAAATCACCCGGGCTGCCCTGAGCATGGAGCAAGCCACGGGCAAGGCCGCATCTGAGACAGTCGCCGAGTTCGTGAAGATCGGTAAGGATCCGGTAGCGGCCGCAAAAGAGCTGAACGACCAATACAACTTCCTCACGCAGTCCGTATACGCGCAGATCGTCGCGCTCCAGGCGCAGGGCGATGAGGTCGGCGCGGTCAAGCTGCTGACTGATACCTATGCCAGCACCGTTCAAGAGCGTGCCGGCGAGATTACGCAGAACCTTGGCTACATCGAGCGCGGTTGGCTGGCTGTCAAGAACGCTGCTAAAGGAGCGCTTGATGCGACGCTGAGCGTTGGTCGTGACCAGACACTCGCATCGCGTCAGGCTGAGCTGCAGGCGGCCATCAATAATGGCGGCGCCGGCACTGGTCCGCGCGGCGGCGGTGGCAGGTCTCAAGACTCACTTAAGGCCGAATTGAATCTGGTAACTCTGCAGATCGATGCAGAGAAAGCCAAGGGACAGTATCAGGAAGAGAATGCGCGGATCCAGCGCGAAGGCATCACTGCTGGAATAGCAATCAAAGCTCAGAACGACGCCAACCTGACCAACGCCGAGAAGCGGACCAAGGAAAGCGAAAAGTACCTCAAGAACATTGAGAAGATCCGCCTGGCTAACCCGGACGCTCCGGAAGTGCAGCCGGATGCGGTCAAGCGCGGTCTGGCGAACATCGCTGAAAAGAACAAAGACCCTAAGGCCGCAGCTGGCTCAGTCGACCTATCTGCATTCAACGACCAGAAAAACGCCCTTGCTGCGATCGTTGGACAGTACAACAACGCGGAAAAAGAGCTCGATGCAAGCCGTAAGGCCGGGCTGATCAGTCAGCAGCAGTACAACGATCAGAAGCTGACCCTGCTGCGCGCGGAGAATGAAGAAACCCAGTCGGCGTACGCGGCCGAGATAACCGCCCTTGAGGCTGTCCGCGACAAGTCCAGTACCACCGCTGCCCAGCGCATCCAGATCAACGAGAAGATCGCTGATGCGCAAGCTGCTGCCAGCAAGGCCGCGAAGGATAATGCTAGCCAGCAGGCAATCGCCGCTACTGAGGCGGAGGGGGCGCGCGCAAAAGAAGTTGCCTCTATCCAGAAGTACGTCGATGCACTGAACTTGCAGCAGGAAGCGCTAGTTAAGTCCGGGCAGCGCGCAGTCGCAGACGTTGGCCGTGGCACTCGCCAGACCGGGCTATCCGGGCAGCTGAACTCAAACGATGACCGCTACGCATCGGCATCCGCCACGCTCGCTGATCAGCAGTCTGACCCGTCCAGGGCGATGTCGGACACGGAGTACACAGCCAAGGTTGAGGCGCTAGCGAAGGCGCACGACGATGCTACCGCGCAGATCCTCAAGAACTACGACGATATCACTGCGGCGAACGGCGACTGGGTCAATGGCGCGAGCAGCGCGTTTCAGGACTTTCTAGACCAGTCTGCGAACATTGCGGCGACTACCAAAGACCTCGTCTCTGGCGTATTTACATCGCTGACAGATGGTATATCTGACAGCATCGCGCGCTCAGTTGTGTCGGGCGATAACCTTCGCACAAGCCTGGCAGCGGTAGCGACCACGATCGAAACGCAGCTTATCTCCTCGTTGGTCAAGCTGGGTATCCAGTACGCGGTCAACGCTACGCTTGGGCAGTCCATCGCTGCTGCCTCTGTAGGCGTGTCTGCTGCGACCGCGACTGCCACGGCGGCTGTGTGGGCTCCTGCTGCTGCACTGGCATCGCTTGGCTCGTTTGGTTCTAACAGTGTGCCGGCTGCCGCTGCTCTGACCAGCACGACTGCACTGGCAGCTACGCTGGCAGCCGGGTCGGTGGCTGGTTTCGAGAAGGGCGGCTACACCGGTGACGGCGGGAAGTCTGAAGTGGCCGGTATTGTGCATAAAGGCGAGTACGTAATTGATGCTGCTAGCACTGCCCGCATCGGTGTTAGCGCCCTGGATGCCATGCGTAATGGTAATATGCAGGCCAGCGCTAATACGCAGTCATATACCAGCGGCGCCGGCGGTCAGGGCAAGCAGGGCGCCAACGTCTCGGTAGTCTTCAAAGAAGACGCCAGCAAAGCCGGAACGGTTCAGCAAAGCGAAGTCAACGGAGAAACTCAGATCGTGGGATTCGTTTCCAACATCCAGCAGCAGGGCGATGCGGCTACAGTGCTTGAGCGTACGTATGGCCTGCGCCGGGTGGGCTCATGACCCGCTATCCTGATGGTCTGCCTAAGCCGATCCGGGACGACTACGGATTCGAGGACATTGACTGGATCGTCCGGACCAAAATGGATTCGGGGCGAGCCAGGCAGCGCGTGGAGTTCGACAGCAAGCCTACCAATGTCTCGGTCACTTTCCTTTTTACGGCGCCCGAAGCAAGGCTTTACGAGGCCTGGGTTTCTCAGGTGGCGAAAGCAGACTGGTGGACATTCCCAGTCCTTAGCCCAATCGCCTATCAAGACGAGGAAGTCAGATTCGCGGGCACACCTTCTGCCGGCGTGCTTATAGGCGTTGATCGATGGAGATTCACAGCCGTTCTTGAAGTGAGAGAAAAGCCATTGGTTGTTGAAGGATGGGCTGAATTGCTACCGGAGTACATTTTGTACGCAGACATTTTTGATTACGCCATGAATCGCGAATGGCCGCTGGTTATCAGCTACGCGCTGATCACGCAGGACGACTTTATTTTGACCACTGAAGACGGCTTCGGCCTGACTACGGAGTAACCAGCATGGCCGACTTGCCACTAAAAAAGGGCTCAGAACTGCCCATTGCCGATAGCGTCGGTGACAACGATGTGCTGCTAGGCATTCAAGCTGGCGTGACAAAGCAGATTCCTGCGGCCTCGTTTCTAAAGCGCGGCAACGTTCAGATTTCCCGATTCAATCCGGTTGGTGACGGTGTGACGGATGACCTGGCGGCGTTCACTGCGGCAGCCAATTACGCAGAAACTCTAAGCCATGGTGGAGCGCATCGCGGGCCGCCGATTGAGCTTGAAAATAACAAGTCCTACTACTTGAGCGGCCCCACGCCGCCTGGCACTTGGTGGCTCCCTCCCGGTACCGACATCAATGGCTTGCCGGGCGTTGCTCCTGCGTACCAGACCGATACCACTCGGCTGACTGGCACGATCTTTCGTTTCAGTGGTATCGACCAGTACGGCACGATCTACGTGGGCGACTCTGCATATACCAACCAGAAGAAAACCGGACGCTTGCTCGCTGCCCAGCTTATGGGTGCGTCGAATCGTGCTGCTGGGGGCGTGTCTGGTTTCACCTTTACCTCCGGGCGTAATGGTGCTGATCAGGCTTCCATCGGCGTTGGCGCTCAGATGTACAACGACAACGTTGCTACGCCAAAAACAGGATGGGCTTTTTACGGGGAGTCGATCCGAGCCTTGGCGGGAACCGGAAACGCTTTCACTGCTGAGTTGAGTTCTTTCAACTATGCGCCAGTGGTGTCAACCAATCCCTACCAGCAGCCAGGCGAAACTACTGGCGTAACAGTGGGGCTGTGGTTGAGCGCGCTTGGTGACTACAATTCGTCCGCCGCAATCGGTGTGATTCCCGTAGGTCGCAAGTTCCAACGCGGCTGGGTGGTTTACCAGAACTCCATAGAAACCGGTGAAGTTGTATCGATGCCTTACGGGTATCAGATTGGCTGGCACCTCTCCGGCTCTTCGGGCATGGCGTCCTACGTCAAGTCTGACATTCTTCAGCAATACTCTGTTGACGGCCCTTGCTACACACGGGGCACGCGCGGCGGGGCAACCACTGTCAACAACACCCTTGTCAAACTGGATAGCTGGAGCGGCAACAACGCTGGCACTGAGGTTGTATTGGCATCCGCGCGCCTCTACCAGACCGCAGCATTCTCCGGGGGCTTTGCAACGAGCCGCCTGGACTGGTCCGCCAAGACTGCAGCCGGTGCCGACAACTTCATGTCGCTGGACCAGGCAGCCCTGTTCCCGCTTACCACCTCCGGGCTTTCGCTGGGCAAAGCAGGCAACCTATGGTCGCAGGTGTTTGCCGCGACGAGCACAATCTCGACTTCTGACGAGCGCTTCAAGACTGACATTAAGGCTATTCCCGACAAGGTGCTAGATGCTTGGCAGGCTGTTGAATTCCAGATGTTCCGCATGAAAGAAGCCAAGGCAAGCAAGGGCAAAGAGGCGCGCTGGCACTTCGGCGTGATCGCCCAACGCGTTAAAGCGGCCTTCGAGGAAGCCGGACTCGATGCGTTTGCCTACGGCCTTTTGTGCTATGACGAATGGGAAGCGCAGGAAGGCGCCGAAGACGAAGAAACCGACCAAGTGGTGCCAGCAGTGAAAGCCGGCGACCGTTACGGCATTCGTTACGAAGAGGCATTGGTTTTGGAATCTGCGCTCATGCGCCGCACGCAAACGCTATTGACTGATCGATTGGAAAAACTTGAGGCCGCCCAATGACAACTTACGCAACCATGAACCCGTTGGGCTCCTACGCGGTAAAAGACGTTTACGACAACGGCCAGAATCTCGACTACTGGGCAAACGGTCCGATGGATCAGTACCCTGATCGTTTTGGCGTCATGCGCCTGTCTTACAAGGGGATTGAGAACCAAGCCAACACTGCGCTGGTGAACACAGGGTTTGTCGATATCGGTGACTACGATGCAAACGGACCGTTGACGATCACGCGGCGCAATCAGGTGTTCACGCATGGCGGTCAGTTCTACAGCGCCTCGGCAGCTCTGACGTTACCCTACACGACCGTCAACAACTGGACTACCGATGCGCCCAAGTTCGTCAACCGTGGCGACTTCGTACTGCGTCAGGATCTGGCCGCATCAGGTGGTGCAGCGCGCATTGGGGCACTTACGCCAGTGGGTGCGACGACGACTGTCCAAGCATTGCTCGACAGTCTGAAGAAAGGCACGGCGTATGTGCGTAATGTGATCGACGACTTTGGTGCCAAGGGCGATGGGATTGTCGATGACACGACAGCAGTGCAGGCCGCTTTCGACTGGGCTGCAACCACCGGCGCTTATCTTCGCATGCCTGCTGGCGTGTACAAGACCACTGCGACGCTGAAAATCAAGAACAGCTTCCGCCTGATCGGTGACGGGTTCGATACCGGATACCGCCGCAGCATGGGGGCGCAGACCCGTTACGGCAGCTACTTCTACTTTGCTCACAGCGGCCGAGGAATCGAGCAAAGCAATAGCACTACGGTTACATCGAACACCAATGGCATGACGATGCGGGATTTTGCCACCATCCGCGACCAGCCGACCCCGACCAATTCTAGCTTTGCGCCGACCGGGCACACCTGGGACATCTATATGGCCGGTTACGGGGCCTGCGAGATTGATAACGTCTGCGTGCTGAAAGCCACGCGCGGCATCTACTGCGAGCAGCGGGCTGTACTGAACCAGATCAAAGGGCAGGCGTTCGGTTCTTTCATCCAGATCGACAACAATTTCGACGTGGTGCATATCACCAACTGCCACCATTGGCCGTATTGGGACGAATCCACATTCGCAATGGACTACACGCGAGGCAACACGATCGCTTACGCGCTTTATCGCGCTGACAACTGCATCATGTCGGACAACTTTAGCTATGCGCACCGCTACGGCCTGCAACTTGCTGAAGGCGTGCAAGGCGTTCCATCGCGACTGAAGTGCACGAACCTCGACCTGGATGGTGGGGCGTTCGGCGTGGTGAACACTGCGCCCGGCAGCACCTCGTTCTTCGATAACCTGACCTGCACTAGCTGGGATGGTGTCGCTGTGGGCAACGCTATTTTCTCCAGCGCTGTCGGCGCCAGTATGGAAATTGACGGCTTCCTGGCTTCCAACATTCCTGAGCAGGCGGTCTACGTTGAGGGCAATAACAACATCTTGAACTTCAGCAGCAGGCCTCATATTGAGGGCTGGAACAAGCGCAATAACAGCAAGCCAGCAATCGCTGTGGTGTCTCCAGCAGCCGTTTATGCGCCACTGGGTGTTCGTTGCCTGCGCTCCAATGGTAACGGTGCCCAAGTGCTCACCGGCACAGGCATAATTCAGTGCCCGCTGGGTAAAAGCGTTGCAGCACTGGTTACTTCCAACGCCAACGGCTTGGTCGTAGTGACTCACGGGTTCCACTCCGACCCGAATTTTATCCTGCTGCAGCTCTACAACTCCGGAGCAATCGCGCTGCAAGTGTACGACCATAACGACACGACGTTCACCGTAAGGCTGTACAACCCATCAACCGGCGCTGCTGTGGCGAACACTCAGTTCGCATTCGCTTGGTCGGCAGAGTTCGTTATGCCATACAACCAGGGCACGTAAGTGACAATCCTCGAGGAGGTCAACGCCTCTGCCGGAAAAGAGGTGATCATCCGCACGCTGGAGCTTGAGTGTGCGGCTTGGGATGACTCCGTGAATATCAGCACCGGTTTTATTGATCGGGATCTGACCACGGAGGCGGGGCAAGTGCTTACGTTCCGTGGCGCAAACATTGATATCGCGCTGGCGAAGAAGGATAACAAGGGCAATCAGACGTTAGCCTTCGCTGTGGACAACACCACGGGCGAGGTCTCGCAAAGAGTGGACATAAGCCAGGCAGCTCGCGCCAGGGTGTCGGCCACGTATCGCACCTATCTCGCTAGCAACACCGGCGCGCCTGCAGAGCCTCCTTATCGGCTGACTCTGCTGTCTGGTTCTATACAGGGAATAGTTGCGCAGCTGCAATGCGGCTACTTCAACATGATCGACGTGAGTTGGCCGCGCGCCTTGTATACTGCTGGCTACGCACCTTCGCTGAGATATGTCTGATGAAATTTGTGAATCGTTACCTGGAGTGCATCTATGTCGATGGTGGCCGAACTGACACCGAGATGGACTGCTGGCAAATGGTGCGAACGGTCCGGCACAAGGAGCTCGGAATGCGTGAGTTACCAAGCTACGGCCACCTGCGCAACGATAACCCGCGCGACTTCACCCGCGCATACATCGAGCAAGCCGCATTCATGGAGCCCTGCGAGCCTGAGCACGGAGCTATTGCCTCGGTCATGCATGGCAAGGTCTGCGTTCACGTTGCTGTAGTGCTGGAGCATGAGGGGCGCCTGCGTATCTTGGAGATAAACCCGGTCCGCGGTCCTCGCTTCATGCTGCTGGCCGACTGGCTCAAGGATCACCTAACTGTCACCTACCATCGAGACATTAAATGATTGAGGTCTACGGTAACGCACTGGCGCACAAGCCGGACGAGCAGTACTCAATCGATCGCAACATGACGGTGACAGATTGGTTGTTTGATAACGGCATTGACCGCAAGACCAACCTCGACTGCCTGCCGATCAGCATCAATCTTAACGGCGACTTCCTGATCCCCGCGCAGTGGCCTTTAGCGGTTATCGGGCCGATGGACAAGGTCGAAATCTGCCGCATGCCCAAAGGTACGGACCCGTTCTCTATCACGGCCGCCCTGGTGTTTGGCGCCAAGGCAGTGCTTTCAGCCCTTATGCCCAAGCTGCCCAGCCTTAACACACAGACGCGCAAGTCGGGCAAAGATCTGGACGAGGCGTCCAGCAAGGGTAACAAGGTCAAGATCAATGATGTACGTCCTGAGCTTGCCGGATTCAACCCGGCGCGTTATCCGGACTATCTAGTTCTGCCGCGCCGCTACTTTGCCGGCCCGCGAGAGCAGTGGATTGAAATGTTGCTATGCGTGGGCGTGGGTGATTACCAGATCCAACCTTCCACTATCAAGGTTGGCGAGACACCACTTCTGTCGCTCGGCGCAGACGCAAGCTATGTGATCTATCCGCCTGGCGCTTATCTCGGAGGAGAAGCTGCGCACCTGTTCTGGTATCCGGCGCCTGAGGTTGGGCAGGGGTCGACAGGCACTGCGGGGCTTGAGCTGACAGCCAGCACACCGTTAACGGTAAGCGCCACGGCATCGGTCTTTCAGTACAACAGCACAACGGTGAGTATCCCTACAGGCGCCGGCAGCTTCCCTGCGAACTGGACTGCCGGCCTGCTGCTGGCGATTGGTGATCCATACGTCTATAGCATCGCTGACGGCACAGGCACCGACGGGCGCGACATCATCAGCGGTGGCAACGTTGCGAACCTTGGGTTCGCTGCCGGAGATCTGATCGAGATTCAGGGTGACAACCCGGGCATGTACGAAGTATTCAGCGTCACATCCACCCAGTTGCAGTTGAACTATGCAGGTGGCGCTCCGGCCACCGGCATGACGATCGGCAACGCGACGATGGCTATCGGTTTCCGCGGCCTGCGCTACCGAATCGTAAGTTACAACGCGCAGGCACTAATCGTCGAACGCCTGAAAACCAACGGCACTACCGATAGCGCTTGGCCGGGCTGGGTTTCTAATTCTTCGAACGCCGGCCGTGTGCAGCTCGACAGTTCAAACCTTGAGGGCGGCTACCGCGGTCCATTCCTGGCTACACCGCCAAACGAGAAGTGCACTGCCGTAGAGTGGGATATTTTCTACCCTAGCGGCATCGTCACGATCGGAAAGAAGGGCGAGTACTTCGCGACCAATACGGGCCATCAATTTGAATGGCGAGATGCTGACTTGGCTGGAACCTGGACTGTAGGCCAGTACTCTGCGTCCGGGGCCGACCTTGATGCTAAGGGGTTTACGTATCGGATCGACCTTCCCTATCCCATGCGTCTCGAAGTCCGCCTGAAAAAGCTTGTAGTCCGTAGCACCGATGACGTGCACGATACAGCAATGTGGTACGGCCTTAAGTCGCTTATCCCCAGCTCATCGCCAACATCGTATGCCGGCGCAACTGTTATGTCGGTCAGGATTCGCGGCGGCGACCGCATATCGAGCCAGACTGAAAACCTCGTCAACCTTGAATCTACTCGCATCCTTCCTGTGTTGAGAGGCGGCAAGTGGGGCGCGCCACAGCCCACGCGCGAGATTTCAGCCTGGGTCGGCTACGTGTGCCGGAGCATTGGTTACTCAGACACTCAGGACCTGAACATAGCGGAGCTCGAGCGCCTAGAGCGAACGTACTGGACACCGCGCGGAGACTTCTATGATCGGATCATCACTGATTCATTCACCGTTAAGGAGGCGCTGATAGAAGCGCTCCGGGTTGGATTTTCTGAGCTAACGATCGAGCGAGGAGTGATCACGCCCGTACGCGACCAGCCGCGCGGCGAGGTGTTCGATCACGTCTACAACCCACAGAACATGCTTGACCCATTGCTGTACGAGTTCCTGGCACCAGATCAGCCTGACGACTTTGACGGCGTTGACGCCACGTATTTCAGCCGGATTACGTTGCAGAACGAGACCGTTCAGTGCCGGCTTCCGGGTGACAAGGGCGAGCGCGTGGAGAAAATCACCGTTAACGGCGTGCTGGACGAGTACCGCGCTTGGCGTATAGGCATGCGTCAGCGCCGGTCGCACATCTACCGGCAGAAGCAGTACTCGTTTAAGACAGAGCTCGACGCGCTGAACTCTGGCTATCTAGACTACGTGGCTCTTGGGGTGACTACGCCGGGGTATGGTCAGTCGGCATTCATCACCGAATGGATGCAGGTAGGCGCGGTCACGATGCTCACCGCATCAGAGTCCTTTGACTGGTCTAAGCATGGGCGCTACAAGCTGGTCGTGCGGCGCAAGGATGGATCTGCGTGCGGGCCTTACATCGCCACGCGACTGGCAGACAACAGGTTCACCATCCCTGAGCCGGATTTTATTGGCGCCATGCGCGGCGAGCCGAACATTGACGGCCCGGGCGAGCCGCCATTCCTGCAGTTTGGTCATGAATCCGTTTGGGCATTCCCTGCGCTCATCCAGTCAGTAAGCCCGTCCGGCACGCGCACATGCTCAGTCAAAGCCGTGAACTACGATGAGCGGATGTACCTCGACGACGATAACTTTCCGCCTGCGTGATAAACTGGCGATATATAGGTGGCGAAATGGTAGCGTGTGCCTTCTTTGAGCAGGATAGAGCGGAGGGCGTAATGCCGGACCCAGCGGAAATCAGCAGCAACTTAGGGATTGTCGGGACAATCGGCGCCGGAGTGACTTTTGCTTTAGGTTGGGGCGTAACCTTGGTGCTGAAAAAGCTGGGGTTAACCGCCTCTACGGCCTCAGATGCTAACGCTCAAGCCCAAAAAGATATGCTCGACTGGCAAAGAGAGCAGCTCAGGGATGAGGTATCCAGGCGCGAGAAGGCTGAGGCGCAAGTTCAAAGCCTGCTTGAGAAGCAAAACGAGTTCACGCTCAGCATGGCTCGCATGGAGTCATTGAACAAGACCTTGCAGGATCAGGTCCAAACCCTCAGTGATAACGTGGCTAAACTTGAAGCAAGGCTCGCAGGAGCAAATTAAAATGCACCGAAGAATCAAGATGTTCTGGGACAAGCACGAAGGCTGGGCCGCACCGCTTGCCATGGTATTTTTCTTGGTGACAGGACTGCAGATCGGTGCGCGAATCGGATCGACCGAAACCCAACTGCTAAACGCTGAGACGATCAAAACACAGGCTCAGGTGATTGGCGAGAAAGACGCGATAATCAGGGACAAGGATGCTCGATTACGTGCTATGCAAGACTTGCAGATTACCGGCGCCAAGCAAGCTACCGATATCGCAAGCAAGTCAGCAGACGCGGCTACTCAGGCTGCGCAGGCTGCCATTGAGGCAGCTAAGGCTGCCGGAAAGTCCGCTGAGTCCGCCTCAAAGTCTAACTCGATCAAGGCTGGTGAATAATGACTCCAGACACCCTATCCAAAGCCGTTCCAAACATGCCGCTTGCTCGCGCTCAGAAGTGGGCCGCACCGCTTGAGCTTGCTATGAGTGCCGGCGGCATTACCAGCCGCAAGGCGGTCGCTGCATTCCTCGCCCAAGTCGGCCACGAATCCGGCTCGTTCTACTACACCAAAGAGCTGGGTGGCGCCGACTACTTCAAGAAGTACGACGGCCGCAAAGACCTGGGCAACATAAAGCCGGGCGATGGCGCCAAATTCGCCGGGCGCGGGCTGATTCAGGTTACCGGGCGCGCCAACTACACGGCAACCAGCAAGGCTCTATTCGGTGACGATCGTCTGCTATCCGCTCCTGAAATTCTTGAGCAGCCGGAGTGGGCCGCCAAGTCTGCCGTGTGGTTCTGGAACTCCCGCGGGCTCACTGCTTTGGCAGAGTCTGATCAGTTCGACACTATCACGCGCAAAATAAACGGCGGCACTAACGGCGCTGAAGACCGCAAGGCGCGGTATGCGCAGGCTCTGCGGGTCATCGCATGACAGCCGTGCTGGCTATGCTCCGATTGATCCCTTGGTGGCTGTATGTGGCCGTCGTAGTGATTGGAGCGCTATGGTTCCAGCACTCGCGCATCGAGTCTATATCGGCTCAGCGCGATGAGTACGCACAGCAAGCCAGCACATCCGCCGCGCGCATCGCTTCAATGCAGGCGACCGCCAAGCTCCAGCGCGAACTCAACACCGAATCTCAAGCAGCCGCCCAGCGATTCCAGGAGGCATCAAATGACGCCGATCAGCAAAGCCTCGCCCTTTCTTCTGACCTTGCTGCTGCTCGTAAGCGGCTGCAAGTCCACGGCGTCTGTGTGTCCAGTCCTGGAGTCGCCCGAGCCGACGCCGGCAGCGCTGATGCAGCCACCATCCGACTTGATGCCAATGCTGAACGCAATTATCTCAGTCTCACCAGCGGAATCGCCAAGCAGCGAGCCCAAATAATAGGCCTTCAGGATCGAGTTCGATCGCTGGAATCAAAATGTAAGGTAGGTGGCTGATGCCGGCTGTTCAAACTCAGTATTTGGTCAACATCCCGGCACTGCGACCGGGATTTTTGCGTGATATGACGGAGTGCGATCTGATATCGCGCAACGTCGAGTCTGCGGCCGGCGTGTATATGGGGATGCCCGTGTCGCAGGGCGCTGATCCGCGTGGTTGCGTCGTCTACACCGGCTTGCAGTACCTTGGCATCGCTGTCATGGATCGCTCAGTCACGCGCGGCAACCATTTCTCGCAGTTTGAATCAGCGAGGATCATCAAGCGCGGGCCGGTTGCGGTGCTTGCGTCTGCTTCGGTCGCTGCTGGCGATATGGTGTATGTGACGCCGGCAGGGTTGTTTACTAATCAGGCTTCTGGCAACGCGCTGATCCCTGATGCTCGCTGGGCATCTACGACTGCGTCCGGTCGTAATGGGTGGATCTGGACCGGACTGCCTGCCGGCGTTTCCGCATGGGCTGGCGCGCCGGCGAACAACCTTATGGCAGAGCTCGGCCATTCATTCATTTCCAACGGGCAGTACACGACTGACGGATACCGATCCTACGGTGTGGCTACTGGTGCGGCCGATGAGTCGGGACAGGTTGTTCGTCGTCTGGGCCCTGCTGGCGCTTTCGGTAATGGTGGCGATGACACCAACCAGATTGATGCTCGATTCGACGCGGCACTAGCTGCCTGCACTGGCGGCACGCTGTACGTATGGAACGGCATTAACGATGCGCTGCTGACAGTAGATCAGACGCTGTCGAAGATGCTGACCTGGAAGCAGAAGGCATTCGCCGCTAAGACGAACATCATTTTCCACACGATCGCGCCATGCGGTAACGATGCGTTCCCGGCTAACCGCCCGACGACTGCGGTCGCTGCCGATATGAAGGCGCGCAACGCCAGGATGCTGGCAGAGCTGCCTGGGCCTGGCTCTTACGTCGTCGACTGCTTCGCTCAGCTTCTCAAGGCTGGCACCGATTTCGACTTGCTCGAGAAGTGGTCACCACAAGACGGCAAGCATCCGGGCAACCTGTACGTGCAGGAAGTCACGGCGCCGGCAGACGCGATCGTACTCAAACAGATCTACTCCAGCGGGCCTATGGACCTGCCAGACGCTACCGATACAGGCGCGCTGAACACGAACGTGTCGCTGCTGGCAGGCCTGACGACTACCTACAGCACCACGCCGCCGACTGGCTACACGAACGCAAAGGCCACCGGCACTACTGGCACGGTCATCGAGTACCGGAGAGTCACGAAGAACGGCGTTGATTGGTGCGAGGTTCGCCTGAGCGGTACCGTCGCGACCGCAAACGCTGCGGTGGATATGCTGCGCCAGATCGGCCTGCAGGGCGGCCTGGTGACTGGCAAGACCTATGAGGGTTGGATCGAGTACGACTTCGACCCTGGAACTGCGGGCGTGCTATCGGTTCAGCTCGGTATGCAGGAAGCCGGCAGCAGCACGCTGATCAACTGGGACAACAACCGGTACGCCACTCAACCTATGAGCGCGCTGGCACGGACTGGGCGCGAGCGGACGCCGCCGTTTACATCGATCGACGGGATCACTGATCACCGCTTCAGGTTGTCGGCATATCTGGCTACAGATGTCGCTCCGTCCGGCGTGTTCCGGTTCAGGATCATGAAGAACCGCGAAGTTAAAGTGGTGTAAAAAAGGCGCCTCACGGCGCCTCTGGTATTCCTGTGAAGTAGAGCGGCATCGCGAAGTCGGCATGCTTGACGTGGCTGACTGTTAGGTAGACGCGCGATCCCGACAGCATCGCGCGGGCCTTGTGGATCTTAACGAAGCCGAACAGCTTGCCTTGGAACTCGCGAGCCTCGCGCTCCTTGTTCGAGTCGATGGTTGCCAGCATAGAGCTCAGTTCTTCGATGCCGACGTTCATGCTGCGGGCGCCTTGCTGCATGGCTCGATGCAGTTCGGCGCGCAGGTAGTTCAGGTCAGCCGTCATGTCTTGGCCCTCCGGGCGGCGAGCATTTCATCTGCAAACTCGTAGCGCAGCCCAGCCCATACCGCGTAAAAGCACTTGCGCGTCGTGTCGTCATTCAGGTTTGCACCTTCATCGCCCCATAGCATCATCGCCTGCTCAAACGTGATAGGTGCATTCTTCGCGAGGTCGTCCCGCAACGTCAGCGTGTCCGCAGCCAGATCGGACGGCGGCGCCTGCAATGCTTCAGTGATAGAGAAGAACTTGTGCCGGCTGGTCCCAGTGATACGGCCCCAGCTATCGCCGCGCATCATGTGCCACGTGCCGTCATCCTCTAGGCGCCGCCATGGGTTGGTGACAGGCGTCCGGCGCGCTGGGTCGAAGTAGAAGTGCGTTGCGCCGACTGGGATGATCCCGGGTGGCAGGGGTGCTCGGGTCATTTCCGCCACCCAGCAGCGTAAAGCCTGCGTGCTACAGCGTCCTGAACGGCTGATCCATCCTCGCCAAGGGAATCATTAAGCATCATGGCTAGCGCTCGACCGAGTTCTTCGTCAGCAGCAATCTGCTCGGCGGTGCGGATTGGAGTTACGGTGACCACATCCCACTCGCTTCCAAACTCCTCTGTGTGACCCTTCCAGCGCCAGACCACAGCAGTTTTGCTGCTGTACATGATTTCTGCTTCATGCATGGTGCCCTGCTCTGTTTTCAGATTGCAGAGAGTGCCGGCTGGTGCCGGCCCTTCGCCTACCCATTGTGCTGGGCGCTTGATCAAACCAACCAAATCGCTATCTCGGATAGGCCCGTACATGATCCAATTCCCGCCCATACCGAGAAATTCCCAGTCGCGACCGTTGTGGTTTTTACGCATAAATGCCGGTTCGCATCCTGGCCGCAAGTCATAATGAGTAGCTTCCGGCGCCTTGCTCCAATCAATATCAACCATCACTGAATCTCCTCATCATCATAGTAAGCCAGGCAAGCCGCCTGGAGTTTTGCGCGCGCCTGAGTAGGCGTTTGCTCGGGGTGTGCGTAGACGTAGCCAGCGATGGATTGCATGCCGGCTGCTGTGTCGCGGTCGATTGTTGGATTGGTACTGATTGCCGCGCGGGTGACGCGAAGCGAGCGGCCGGAGTCGCGGAGCTCGGCGGTAGCCTCGGCGACGTGCGCGACCCAGCGGCATTTATCCGATACCGGCTGCGCAGTGCTGGCCAGCAGCGCTAACGCCATAGCACCGATCACTTCAGCAGCTCCTTAACCGAGTTGATCACGTCAGTAATTCCCAGCGCATAGCCTGCAGGCCATTCCGGAAGCGACTGCTCAAGGTTCTGCACGATGAACTGCGCGCCGCTGATCTTGAATGTCTCGACGGTAGTGGTGTTGATCGACGTGAACATACTCAGCGCGTGCTGGCGGCCTTGCTGTCGTTCTATCAGGCTAGTGTTCATTGCAGCAGCTCCTTTGGAACTCTGACGGTGTCGCCAAACTTGGCACACACGATGGCGCGGCAGGCGGCTATGAGGTGGGTTTCGCCAAAGGCAGAGCCTACCAAGATCGTCGGGGACTCAAGGGCCATAAGCGCGCTGAAGCAGTAGTCTTCATCTTCGAAGCTGATCCGGTACTTCTCGATCAGACAGCCGCACTGATCCCAATCTAGTGACGGTAACCAAGCACATTCTAGGTCGCCATCAGGGACGTTCACGGCTACACGGCTTAGGCCTTCGACGGGACAAAGATAGATTCGAGTCTTTCGCCCTTCCACCTGAGCAACCGCCCAGTCCAGAGCCGATCCAAACAAATCCGCCGTCTCCACTTCCAGAAATTCACTCATTTCACTGATCCTTCCGCCGCAGCCGCTTCACGCGCCCGGCGATCTTCGTTAAGTTTCTGGCGGATCTTCGAACACTTATCGTGCTTTCCATTCCGCCGCGCTTTGTTGCAGACATCACACAGGTAGCTGGGGCATACGACGTGAGTCATTTATTCCACCGTTGCGTTGGGCCAGGTTAGGCGGGCGATGCGGAGCGGGTCGTCATCGTCCGACATCATGATCATCATGAAGGGTGCGTAGCCGGGTACTCGGACTAGCCAGCAGCGTTTCATGCCGGTTGCTCCTGCTTGCGTTGCTGGGCGGGCTGTTCGTCGCCGCGCAGGGGCATGAGGCGTCGAGCGCTTACTGGACCGAGGTGCATCGAATCCCCTACGCAATTTCTGATCGGTCCGCTAATAAACTTAACCACAAAAGCTTGATCCCGCCGCGAATTAGCCAAGACTAGTCCGCGCCAATGAACGAACTGCGGGTTGCCAAGAGCTTCAAGAACCTCAACAGTGACGCCGTTAGGCATCAGTACCGCCAAATCCCCAGCCTTAAAATTCGCCATATCACACCACCCCAGCCACAACGTTGACCATCGGCACCCGCCCAATCTCGCAGAAATGGTTGTCAGCCACACTGACGGCGAGCAGCTTGCAGTTAGGCAGACGGTACTCAAACGCGGTCGTGCCAGCGTTGTACGTAGTCCTCACCAATCCCATCAGCATGTGCGGAGTCAGCAAAGCCTCAAGCTGCTGCCGGCTGATCTTCTGAATCTTTGCAGGTTTCATAAAAAATCCCTCTCATTTGTGTTAACTGAGAGGGACTATAGGTCGGATAATTGCGGAATACAAGCGGTATTTATGCTGTCACCAGCTCCCACATGTCGGATTTAGCCAGCACGTCCGGGGCGATGTCGCGGGCGTGGCCGGATATGGCCTCCAAGATGACTGAGGTTGCGCTTACCGAAGCGACCACGTAGCGCCGTACTGAGGTTGCGTGGCGGTACGTAGTGCGGCCTGGTACTGGCTGATGCATCGGCCGGACCAGCTCTGGAAACTCTGCCGGCAGGTCCTCTAGGTCGGAGAAGTCGGTGGTCATTGCTTACCCCCTGCGTCAGGCACCAAAAGAAGGAAATCAGGTTTAAGTTTCTCCTTGAGTTCCTCGCGGAAAGACTTTTCGGCGAACTCATGCGTCCAAACCGAACGACCCATAACCTTTTCGACGTACTCGTGCACCTGACCGAAATCGCTAACAATCAAAAAGCCAGTGTAGGCACTTACCAGTAGTGCTTGATCCAAGGTCAGCGGAGTCATACATCCCCCTTACGCAGCTTGGCCAGCGCGCGCGTCAAATCGAGAGAGGCGCGCAGCGCGCTGGCGTGCTCCTTGATCTGATCGCTGTACTGCCATGACGTCGCCTTGCCTGTCCAGCGCTTACGCGCAGTGCGCAGAGCCTCCAGCGCCCGCTTAGTCCGCAGCAGCTCCACTAGCGTTTCGTCTAGCTGTTTGTCGGTGATCATTGTGCAACCCTCTTGAACTCGACGACCCAGACCCACGGGTTGGCGTTCCAGTCGCCGCCGACGGATGACCAGAGCAACTCGAAAGACTTTCGAGGGTCAGCGCTGTAGGTCTCAATTCCCTCAACGTGCCACCAGTCACCCAGCTCGGCATGATCGGTGTAGAGCCGCACGCCCTCTGCCTTGGCCTGATCATGGCTGATGTCGTGCAGCCTCTCGACGCGCACGTCGGTTATCTCCAGCAGAATGCGGCTGTCACGTCTGAACATGTGGATGCTGGGTTTCCAGCGGATCTCGCTCGATGGTGGAACATTTTCCCAGCCCTGACCCTTGATGCAATCGGGATAAGTCGCACGGTAAACCGTAGGGCCGGGATCAAGGTTCGCGGGCTGGGCCCAGGTCTCGCGCACCCAAAGGCGCTCGCCTGAGCGGCCGTAGGGACAGCAGCCTGAGCGAGCCAGTTCTGCGGCGCACTCCTTCGCGTCGACCCCACTCACTCCAAATCCCCACCGTGGATGACGTTGAGCGACTGCGAACCACGAGCCGTCATCTTCGATCTGAGGGTGTTGCCATGCTTTGATGGGCCGCCGGGTGACCGTCTTCCGGCCTTTCAGGATGGCGCGCACCATCGGCGCCGAGAACAAGATCGGACGTTCTTTTACGTTGCTCATTGTGCTGGCTCCTGCAGGTCACTGCGATCCATCCCAAAAGCCGCCAGCACCACATCATCCGCCCCATCATGCCCAATCGCCTTAAGCTTGCTGATGCGGTCGAGCAGGATGTTCTGCCGCGACTGAGACTCGGCGCGGTCTTTCTGGAGGGCGGCTTCGAGGCCTTCGATTTCCAGTGTGTCTAGGTCGAGCTGTGGTATCACGACTGGCACGTCTATCTTGCTCACGACGCGCCACTCCGAAGAGAACGGAGAACGGTCGAAGTCGTTAAGGCTGTATTTTCCTCGCGCATAGCCGCTCACGCAGACTGAGAGGAAAAGGCTGAACGTTTTATGCTCTTGAGTTGCCATGCTGAATCTCGCTGTGTGGGTGGGTTAAAGTCTGAATGGTGCGCACTGGTAAAATTACAAAGAATCAGAACAAGCAATACCGCAGAATGGGCAGAAATTGGCAGCGACCTGAACTGTCTTAGATACCCTCTTCAAGCCTCCAGCCTTCTTTGGCGCCATGTAGTGGCCAGCAACCTGAACGCAATAGCGTTGCTGCACTTTCCCTGATTCGGTGTTGAAGCAGATCGCATTGCCCTCGGCGTGGAACCTGATTGATGCGGAGCCGGGAACGCTTTCCGATATTTCCTTGACGATAATATCGACAGTATCTTTGATGCATGTGCAGGCCATGGTTCGCTCCGTTGGTTGGTTGACCTGCGCAGTATTCCGCAATTATCTGCACTGCGCAAGTGGTATTTATACGGGCGAGAGCACCGAGTCGTTGATCCAGTAAGCCAGCCCAAACCCAGCGGCCTTGATGTTCGGCACCTTGTCCTGTCCGTCGATCGTCATGCAGACGAGCGCCTTTATCTTCGCCTCAACGAGGATCTTGAACAGACCGTTACGCCCGAACCGGTCCAGCACGTCGGCGCCGTCAAAGATAACCATGTCGGAGCCGTCAAGATCGGCAACCGCCAACTGCAGGATAGCGCGCACGCGATACTGCTCGCCCTTGCTGCACAGGATCAGTGGACGGCTGCCGAACGTGATAGACAAGTCATCAGCCACCACTACAGAGGCCCAGCCAGCGACCTTGCACATCCGCGCCAGCATGCCGTTGAACTCGACCATCTTGCGCGTCAGCACAGCCTGGCGCAGGCCCTGCGGCGCTAGCTGCTCAAGGATGTTGACGTTATCCAGGATCTGCAGCTGCATCGCCCCGGCGCGGTCGGTGGCGTCGTGCGCATTGATGAAGTCCTGCAGGTCTTTGGCGGTCGACGCGGCGAGCTGCGCGGACTCCACTTGCTCCTGATGCGTAGCATTGCCCTTCGGCTGCTTCTCCAGGTCGGCGGCGGCCTTGATGCCGTCTGCCTGTTGCTTGCGGTAGACGGCTAGAGCTTGAGTGAGCTCGTCGCGCTGCGCATCCAGGCCTGCCAGCTCGGTTTGCTTATCGCTGATAGCCTGCTGGCGCTTCTGATTCTCCTCGTCGGATACGCCGCCTTCCTGAGGCTTGTTGACGACCGTGCGCGACATGACAACCAGATGGCCCTTGCAGTGCGGGCATTCCACGTAAGCCTGCTGCGTTTCTGGCGCCGGCAGATTAACGATCACATCTTCGAGCGCGCGAGATTTAGCCTGCAACTCTTCCAGTTCGGCGCCGAGTGATTCGATAAAAGGCCCGGATACCTCACCAATCCGAACCTTCTCCTTCATGGCGTCCAGCACCATCTGAGCGGTGCCGCGATTAGCGATAGCCTTCTCGTTAGTTGCCTTGGCGTCTGCTGCTGCATCTTGCAGATCCTCAAGCGTCACATCCGCCCAACTGGTCAACAGCGGATGAATCCAGCCGTTAGCCTTTGCGCCGCCGTAGTTTTCGCCGGTGATCTGCTCCCAGGCGCCTTTCATCTTGGCGCCGCGCTCTTTGGATCGGTCGTGGGCGGCGTCCCATCCGTGTTCGAGGATGACTGTCCACACCGCCGAGACTGTGTCTGCTGGCGTGCGTGGCAATGCGGAGCGCAGGTCTTCCTCGGTCGGCAGCGCCTTCATGTAGTGGATCAGGTGCTCGGCGCGGTTAACCGGGCTGTAATCAACCAGAGACTCCAGCCCAGCAGCAACCGGAGTAGCTTGCGGTCCGATATCCTGGCTGGTGATTGATCCGCCCGGCCAGTTAGCCGTCACGCTGCCCGTATCATCGCCGACCGTGCAGGTGCCGCGCTTCTGGTCGTCGCGCAGCAGCATGCTGGCGTCTTTCTTTTTGAGGCCGGTAAGTGGGACCGGGTTGCGAGTGACGCAGGCGGCTACGGCCTCGGCGATGGATGATTTGCCTGCGCCGTTAGGGCCGCATACGAGGGCGATGTTGGCGAGCTCCAGGCTAGCTGACGCGATGCCGCGGTAGTTCTTGATTTCGATTTTCATGCTGAGTCTCGGTTGGTTATGTCGCCCGCAATATGCAACGCCCGTCGCCGAGCGTCAACATAATATTGCGGAATTAGAACAGGTCTACTGGTTTGTCGGCGGATGGGGCAGCGTCGGCTTCGGGCTCGGCTTCGGGCTCCGGCTCCTGCTCAACAACCGGTTCAGGCTCCACCACCGCCTCCGGCTCGGGCTCTGGCTTCGGTTCAGCCTTAGGCTTTGGCTCCGCCTTCGGCTTAGCGGCGGGCTTGGGTGCTGGCTTGCTCTCCTGCTGCACGATCTTCTCGTTCAGCGTGTCGACCGTTGCATTTATGGTGCGCACGTTGGTCTCTGCCGCATCGAAGTATTCCGAAGGGCTGGCGCCGTCTTTCAGAGCGTTGTACACGCCAGTCAGATCAACCAGCGAGTCAATCATCACGTCATCGAGGCCGTGGCCCAGGTAGCGCTCAAGGTGGTCGGCAGTCACGCCATATTTTGAGAACGCCTGCGTCATCTTGCGCACGCGCACCGAGATAGGTTCGTCTGATTTTCCCAGCAGTGTTTGCTGGCACTGCTCGACCGCCGCCTGGATCAGCCACTTAGGCAGGAGCGCTTGCAACCGGCCCCGCATCTGCTTGCTGGCGACGTTGGCGATCTTGTTGTCGATATCGCGCTGGTCACGCAGCTTGCGCGGGCCTTCCTTCGTGTCCAGCACGTGCAGCACGGTGATCTGGCGCAGGGACTTGTTGTTCTTCTGCATGTCCCACGCGTAAACCTCGACCTCTGAGCGGCCGAAGTCTTTAGGGCCGATACCTGCCTCAGTACGGCTCAGCTCGCGGTGGCCCCAGATGAAGTGCTCGCACGCGCTGGCAACCTGCTCGATTAGCTTGATGCTAGGGCCGGTTACCTTCTGCCCGCCCTGCGGCACGGTGTAGAAAGCGATTTCGGCCAGCGCCTTGAGTTTGCAGGCCTCCATCACTTCGGCGTACACGGCATTCAGGTTGCGCGGGAACATCTTAGCAATCTGGATCTGCCCGCGCGCCTCGGCAATCGCGCGCTCCTGCTCGATCGATACCGAACCGGCGTTAACGATCGTCTTCGACGCAGCGCTGCCGTCTTCGTTCAGTGTCATAAAATCACTCATTGGTCATTTCCTATCTGTGCTGAAAGTGTGTTCCGGTGGTAGCCGGAGAGTCGGGTGGTTTGGATCTGTGAAGAGTAGCCAGGCCAGATGCCAGATGTCCGGCACTGCTGGGTTTTGAGCATGAGCTGATCGCGGCGCAGCCTGAGCAACGCGCGGTCATCCTCTTCGATACGGTGAATCTGAACAAGATACGGCGGGGTTTTTTCGACGCAGATGAACAAGAAGGCCTCCAATTCCTGTTCGAACAGTGCATTGAAGGTCGCCGAGTAGTGCGCATCCTGGATGCCCCAACCGAACTTCTTCAAAGCGTGCTGGAAGCCTTCGGCGCTGGCGTCGGTGGTCGACTTCAAGTCAATACCGACCGGCATGTCTTCAAGCAGCTTGTCCCACCGGCATTTCTGGCGGATGCCGGTAACCGGGCAGTCGGAGAACATTGAGGCTTCGGCGTAGCCCTTAGCTTCCAGCAGAGTGCGCGCGCCGGCGTGCGACCAGACCGCATCGGTTATGCCACGATACATCTCGTAATCGTCGGCGCCGATGATGGAGCGGCCCGCAGCGGTCGAATTCAGCTCGTCCCAATACAGCATCGCTTCCATCGACTCGCTGGACGGCTTCTTGGCGCCCCACTGAGCCTTCGTGGGCTTGCGCGGCGCATCGTCCGGCACGACGATGTAGCGGGCATCAAAGTGATCCGGCTCCAGCACCTCAGAATGGATCGCGCGGCCGTCGGTAAAACATGGCTTGTCGCTTGGCTGGTCGGCTAAGTGCAGTGCATATGCCGGGCTTCGGTCAACCGCCTTCAGCAGGCTTGCGTTAATGCCCGGGTCAGCACGGTACTCAGCGTCCGGCAGGTCTGGGTGCAGGCCTAGGGGGATCATGGGCGCGTGCTCACGATGTCATAGGCGTCAGGATGAAAGCACAGATTCCCGTCTTTGGTATGTTTGAAATCAATGCCATCGTAAAAGGCAAAAAAATACTTACCTTTCCCCGGCTCATGCCGCTTGACGATCAGATGTGTAGCGCCATCCGGCGCATCCTTCCAGTCTGGCTTGCTCATTTGGCACGCTCCTGCAAAAACTCAACCGCTGCGATACCGGCGTCAGTAATTTCAAAGCGGGAGCCCCCACACCAGCGCACCATGCCTACATAGGTTAGCGACTTCATCATCGGTCGGCGCACGTCATAAGGCTGGCTGTCTTCGCATGTATCATTGAAGCGAAGCAATGCGTTGCACTGATCTTCGCTCATGTTAAATCGAACCGAAATTTCAACTGCGTCACTCATCACTGAATCTCACCTGCATCAGCAGAGCCAATCCCCGCTGTCCGACAGATTATTACCTGCTCGCCTTGCATTGCGCAATCTGTTTAGTAGATAATTTCCGCAATAACCAACCCAGCAGGAATTCCCATGGTCCACAAGCGAGCGGTAGAAGATTCAGTTAATGGTGTGAAGGCGGAGAAAGACTTCCGGCGCCTATGCAAGAAATGCAAGGTTCCCGCTTACCTGGCGATGAAGCGCATCGGTATGGCGCAGAGCACGCCGCATCGCTGGAAGAACGATAAGGTCAACCCTGAGCCGTGGCGCGTCAACCTGCTGACTATGGCAGTGCTGGAGCTGGCAGAGCAGGCCGGCACCATCCCGCCCGAGCAGGTCGCAGTGCTGGCAGTCTTCCGCGGCGCTCCGCCAACTCGCCCACTGCCTCGCCCAGCCGTCATCCAGCGCCTGCGTGATCGCGCCGACCAGATGGAGCAGGAATTGAAGGCGGCGCAGGCGTGAGTTTCGCGTCACCGCCGAGCCCAATGCGGCCAGTGGCGATAGGTGTAAACCTCACGCTGAGGCCGTATCAGGACAAAGGGCTAAATGACATCCGCAGAAAGCTGCAGGAAGGCAAAAAGGCCGTTCTGTACGTGCTCCCGTGCGGCGCGGGGAAAACAGTTACTTACGCCGCGATGGCTGCCGGCGCTGCGTCAAAAGGTAACCGAGTTCTCATCCTTGAACACCGTAAAGAGCTCGTAAGACAGGCCAGCACCGCTGTCGGCAATATGGGTATCAAGCACCAAGTGGTTTCCCCGCCGGACAAGGTCGCTGCCATCCGCCGAGTGCACATCAAGAAAATCGGCTGGCCCATGGTCGCCAACGATTCAACCGTGGCCGTCGCCAGCGTGCAGACGCTTGCCATGAAAGGCCGCATGAAGTGGCTTGAAGAATTCGACCCCACCATCATCGTTATTGATGAGGCGCACCACGCCGTCGCGGGAACCTGGAAGCGCATCATTGATGCGTGCCCGAACGCGATCATCATCGGCGTTACCGCTACTCCGTGCCGCAGTGACGGCCAAGGCCTTAGCGATGTTTTCGACTGCATGGTGATTGGCCCGACTATGAGCGAGCTTATCGAAGACGGTTATCTGTTGCCGTTCAAAGTCTTCTGCCCACCGCGCCAGTTCGACGCTACCAAGATGAAGCACCGCGGCGGGGATATCGACGCCAAGGATCAGGAAAAGCGAGTCAATACCAAGAAGGTGACTGGCAGCGCGCTCCAGCACTACACCGAACTGACTGCCGGCAAAGAAGCGATCGTGTTCTGCTGTGACCTGAAGCACGCCGAGGACGTTGCAACCGAGTTCAAATCTGCCGGGTACCGCTTTGAGCCTGTGTTCGGAAACACTGAAGAAGACGTTCGTGATGCGCGTATCGGCGGCTTAGAAACTGGCGAGCTACAAGGTATTGTGACGGTCGATATCGCTGGGGAAGGCACAGACATCCCCTGCGCTACGGTCGGCATCATGCTTCGGCTCACTGACTCTGAAGGCTTGTTCATACAGCAGGCGTGCCGAGTAGGTCGGCCGGTGTATGCGCCAGGGTTTGATCTGCGCACACGTGAAGGTCGACTGGCGGCCATTCAAGCGTCGGGGAAGACTCACGGCTGGCTGTTCGACCACGTCGGCAACGTAGGCGCCCAGACTGCCGAGGGATTCCAGGCTAAGCATGGCTTCCCGCACTGGGATCGCGAGTGGACGCTAGAAGGTGGCAGCAAGCGTAGCAGGGGCGAGACCGAGCCTGCCGTAAAAGACATGCAGTGCCCGAAATGCTACTGCACTCATGACCCGGCGCCTAAATGCCCTGACTGCGGCCACGTCTATGTCAAGCGTCATGCGGTTGTCGAGGTCATGCATGGCGAGTTGCTGGAGACCACTGACGACGGCCAGCAAAAACCTCGCGTGCGCACCGGCATGGCTCAGACCAAGGAGGACTTTAAAGACCTTGGCATCAGCGGAGCCCGCGCCGACCACATTCTCGCAGCCAGGCGAGCCAAGGAGGCTCAGCAAATAGAACTGCGTCAGCAGCTTATCAATTGGTCGACAAGCACCGGACGTGGGATCCGAGACGCTTGGGGCTTCAACATGAGCGACATCCGGGAAATGAAGCCAAAGCAGCTGGGCCTGAATATCCAGCGCGTCGGCATCGCAAACCAGATCAACACCGTAATGGAAGGCCGATTGATGTCGGAGGACTCATACGCTGACCTGACCGCAGACCAACTGCAGGCGCTTCTAGATCAGGCCTGCGAAAACCAATTCCTAGATCAGCAGAGGGCATGACATGGGTGTCAAGGAGAACAACGTTTTCAAAGAGTGCGTGATGCGCGTGTGCAAGTTTTGGAAAGGCTCGCGTGTGTTTCGCAACAACGTCGGCACGGGTTGGACTGGCCCGGGCTTCACTATGAAGCCAGGGCAGACGTACACGGCCAAGGGCGGCGAGCGAGTTCTTACGCACGCCAGCAGGATTGAATTCGGGCTGATGGTCGGCTCGGGTGACGGGATCGGCTGGAAAGCGCGGACGATCATGCCTAGCGACGTGCCGGCCGAGGGGCTGCGTATCGCACAGTTCCTATCGCTGGAAGCTAAGACCAAAACCGGCCGCCCCAGCAAAGAACAACTCAACTGGCGCGACCAAGTCCAGGCTGCTGGCGGCATTGCGTTGATCGTGAATGATCCGGATCAGATTGAGATTGAGTTGCCGTAATCCACCATAATCCCGAGAGATTCAGCATGAATAACATTATTATTTCCCTATGCGACCTTACCGGAGCCATGGTTGAACCATGGGTCAATGCCGGCTATAAAGCAATCCTCATAGACCCTCAACACCCAGAAGGCGTTAATAAAGCCGGCGCAATCACAAAAGTGGGTTACATCATCAATCACCCAGAATCTTGGAGAGTGATTCGCGAGGCCGTGAGCAGCGGTTGCGTTGAGTTCGTCGCAGGGTTCCCGCCTTGCACCGATGTCGCGGTATCTGGTACGCCGCACTTCGCCGCCAAGTTCGCGCGAGACCCTCAATTCCAGGCAAAGGCAGCGCTGGTCGCCGAGCAGTGCCGCGTGATTGGTCAGATCACCGGCGCGCCGTGGTTTTTCGAAAACCCGGTCAGCGTATTCAGCTCGATATTCGGCAAACCTCAGCACACGTTCCACCCCTTCCAGTTCACCGCCCTGCAGATTGAAGATAACTACACGAAGCGGACATGCCTTTGGACTGGCGGGGGATTCGCAATGCCTGCGGCGCGGCTTGATCCTCGCGTTGCCGCGGATGTCTCTGCCGTTAAGACAATTACTGGAAAAATGCCACCGAAGAAGAAAGCACAGCAGCTGACAGGATTAGAATTGGATTTCTATCCGGATGACCGTGTGCACAAGTGTCCTCCTGGTCCTAACCGCGCAAACTTTCGAAGTGCAACTCCATCTGGTTTTGCAGAAGCTGTATTCTTAGCTAACGCCCGTCATTTAAAATAAGACACATCGAGAAACCAACCCGGCCCCCGCGCCGGGTTTTTTGTGGGCGTAAAAAAGCCCTCCGGAGAGGGCTGTGCAGCGCTGGCGTTGGTCGTTCTGGAGCGGATATAGGGAATCGAACCCTAATCATCAGCTTGGAAGGCTGATTAATACCCTGTACTTACCCGCTAATTAGTTGCCCATCTTCGGCACTGGAGGGCTGCCAGCGTGCTTACAGCGTGCCTCGGCGCTTACGGGGAGCGCGGTTTACGGAGGATTCAGCAACTCCGATACTGGTCTGATGGACCAGCCCTAACGGCCTCCCACGGGGAGGCAGCGACGTGTGGCGAGTATGGCGGTTAGCGGGATGGCTCGTCAACAGGGGAGCGGAGTTTGTCGCGGTACCAGTTCGCCTTTGCCAGACACTGGATAGGGTCTCCCTTCTCGCCGGCGCGCAGCCGGTACTTAAGGAAATTTCCCTTGCAGAATCCCGCGAACTCTTCTGGCGTCAGCGCCGCCTGGATGACATCGATCGACTGCTGCCCCGGGAATAGGTCATAGTGAGCTGGGTTATTAACTGGGTCGTGAGCCATTGTGAAACTCCTGCCGGCGCTTTGAGCATTTATGATGGTTGCCATGGCCGCGCGGCCGCTGGCATTGGTCGCAGAGATATGGGGTATCGAGAGCTCCGTGCATGAGCTTGCCCTTGCGTGAATTCATCTCGATTTGCACCAGAAGCCGGACGACACCGCCGATTCTTTACCGTGCTCGCCCACCAGCCGATCCAGAAGCTGACCTAACACTACCTGCACATGACCGGTACTTAGAGGGTTATTCGTGCGGAACGATCGGATGTCCTTTTCACCGGATGGCAGCAGCAGCCAAATCTCCCCAATCCAGTGGACAGCCTTTTTCGGAAGCTGACCCGACCGCCGTGGGTGCGTGGTCGCCATGTCATTGCTCCACTCAATACGCGCGCTCATGGCCTGGCCCCGAAAAACGCCTCGAGCTGACCCATAGCTATAGCCATGCGAGCCCGCCGCGATTCATCCTCAGCCTGCTGGCGCTGTTTTAAAGCGGAGCAATCCGTCAGGTCAGGGTTATCCGGATGGAATGGATCATATCCCCGCTCACGCGAGCCCGCATCAACCTCGCGCGCCTGAGACGTATCCGCATAGCGGCTGTTATCTTGCATGTCGGATTCCTCTTCGCTTGGCCCAGCGCACAGCGTTGTGCACGCCGGCGCCTAGGATTCGCTCTATACGGCGCCATGAGACGCCCTCGGTGTGGAGTTCGTAGGCCAGCACTAGGGTTTCTACGGAGTGCTGGCGTGGACGGCCTGCGGTCATTTGTTCAGCTCCTCGACCGCATCCAGGCAGGCTCGCCACACTGATTCGTCATGCTTCGCCGAAGCTGTTCCGAGAACGCCGATGTTCTTCGCATACCAATCATTGAATTTCGGCAACACGACCGGGCGCTGCGAGTCTGCACTTTTGCGGCGCTCGAAATCCTCATCCCGCTCTTTGCGTCCACGTGGATCAAGCCAGCAATTGTATTCTTGGCCACACCAATGACCTTCATGGCCGTAGCCTAGTGGGCATTCGCTCGGCACGCCCAGCCGGGGAGGGCGGCGGTAAAGCGCCACCTCAAGGCCTGTCCGCCCCCTATCCCGAGATGCATGCATCCATCCTATGGATTGCATAGCATCAATCTGGGAAGGCATCACATAGGCTACCGGCTCCTCCCCCACTGCGCGGACATCCTCGGCAGGGGCGGGGCGGCTGTTCCATGCTTTTAGAGCTTCACCGGGCTTTGTCATTGGGCCGTCCGCATCACAGCCGTGACACATGACGTATGTCGTTTCGGGCTCGGCGGTCAGCTCGTCATTCCCGCAAAACGGGCAAGGCAAAAGTTCGACTGTCTTGTTCATGCCTTGAACTCCTTCCCGCATTCGGGACAACCGATTTTGTTCGCCTCACTGTGAGCGCACTCATCAGCGCCATGCTCGATTTCCGGGACGCTTCTTCCCAGCCAATCCCCGATCTTGCGCATCAGCTTGAACTCCTCGGCGCTTCTGCCGACCCCGTCGTCGTAAAACTCAAGCACCTCTTCAAGCATTGCAGCCGCATTGCGGGCATCGGATTCAGCGTTATAGAGAGGATCGTTGAATACCCCCTTCGCCGCTTCTGCATCTTGCCCGCAGCTCTCGTCGACTTTGCAGGCGATGAAGTTGGCGGTTTGGCTGCCCAGCACTTCAGCAATCTGTTTTTTGTATTCAACGATTGGCGATGTCGGGTATTTGTTCGAGTATTTCTGCATGTGCAAGAGCAGCTCCCGCGCCTTGGTCAGTTCGTCTGACGTTGATTTAAGTTCTTCCCCATAAAGGTCAGTTCTTTGGGCGGCGGATCGGTAGCATTCTTCGGTATCCGCAAGTTTTTCCAGAAGCCCGTCACGCTCGGCGGTCAGGCGGGTGACGACCTTCGATCGTGCCTGCCATGCCGCGAACGAGTGGCGCATCCAGTCTTTGATGAAAACGCCTGCCGAGGTCTGACTGTAATCAGGCGACGCGAAGTGCTTTTCGGCCCAAGCCTTGAATTCTGATTCCTCGCACGTTACGCACTGGTCGCCGAGGCTTAAGCAGATGGCGCATTCCACATCGCCAGCAGGCGGCAACTTGCGATCTTCTGGCACTGGTGGATAGCCGACAAACTGCACGCCGCCAGCAGGCGGCACAGGCTCACCGCGACACTGCGCCAACCGCTCTGCCGGGCAATCGCTCAAACGCTTACATTGATTCATGGCTCACTTCCTCCCGCTCACCGTCAGCCCGCATGGCGTCGATGGCGTATTGGTTGATTTCTCTGGCTACGGATAGCGCTTCAGCGGGTGTCAGATGAATCTGATGGAACCAGTGAAGGCTGATGCGGTGATTGCCGTCCAGGCCCGGGAATACGGTGGCTCGGACGCGCGGGACGGGTTCGATGGGTTCGGGCATGGCAGCACCTCGCCGATGGCGTGATTGAGAGTTGAGAAGAGAGAACGATGGGTGCGTGATGGCGCAGTGATTAGCCGCCGCAGTATCCGGAATCGCACTTATTGATCGGGAACAGCTGCATCTGGTCCCGTGCCCTGGGCGCCTCGGCCCATTTCAAAACAGCGCGAATACCGACAGCGTTCTTTCGGCGACCGGACCTGAACATCACCCTGGCTTTGCCATTTTTTGTGAAGCCAAGCTCTTGCTCGGTGATGTCGATAATCTTTATCCGGTCCTCAGTGAGTAGCCGGAGTTCGTCAATGTTTGCGTTGATGCAGGGATAGCATTCATTTGAACGGTGAGGCAGAGGCTCGAATCCTGCCCGAAACAGCAACTGGTTGCGCATCGCGTCATCATGGCGGACCAGCGGCTGCCACAATTCCCTACCGCCATGCCGCTCCGATTCGACCACATGTTCTGGAGCGTCAGATCGATGCGCGCTTTCGGATCTGCGAACGCCCGTCATCGCCGTTGCCTGCTTGTCCGGATCATGCTCATCAAGCCACGATAAGGCAGGCTGCACCTTGAGCTCGGCAGTGCAGAACTGACCCTGCCCACCGGCACCCGGCCAGCCACGCTTACGCTTTACCAAGGCGACCATCCCCTCGGACTTGGTCTGCACAGTACGGAAACCATAATGCTGGGCTAGCGCTTCGCCGCGGGCTACGCGCTCCGGCCATTCTTTTGCCGCCCAGCCGGTGTCTGAGTACAGGCATGTAACGTCCTTCAGCTGATTTTCGTGCGCCCACTGGATCAGTGCGATTGAATCATTTCCGTAACTGCAGAACAGAACGTGCATGGGTTCCTCCGTGTCGCCAGTGGCGTGATTCAAAGTTGGGAAGGGTTCAGGCGGTACCGAACAGATCGATCTGCGGTTCAGGAGTTGAAAGCCTGATTTGCTCGTCGCGCATCCGGTCGGTGGCTGTTTGAAAGATCTGCTCGTCTTGCTCAATGCCGATAAAGCGTCGACCGAGCTGCTGGCAGGCGATACCTGTCGTGCCGCTGCCCATGGTGTTGTCGAGTACTGTCATTCCCGGGTTGGTGTAGGTGCTGACGAGAAACGCCATCCATGCAACAGGCTTTTGCGTGGGGTGGTAGTTCGCGGTCTGCTTGTCGCTCGAAAAGAACTGCACCGAACGCGGGTACCGGTCTGTCGAGTCATATTCGGTGAGCGCCAGGGCTTTGCCGTAGCACTCCGAGTTGACCGTCTTCCGTTTCGCGGTGCGCCGCTGGTGGCCGCCGGACATCTGTGGGTTGTAGACAGGCTGGCGCCGGTAGAACACCTGAGCGCTTTCGTGCGCGCGCAAAGGCTGCTTCTTAGCGTTGAGAAAACCGGTCGCGTTGCCTTTCTCCCAGATCCATTCGTACCGGTAGTGCTCCGGGTTGCTCGCCACCACCAGTGATGCGAACGGCTGGGCCGCGCACAGGACGATTGCCGCTTCTGGTTTCGCGATTCGCAAGTACTGCGCCCAGAGTGGTGGGAACGGGATGATCACGTCCCACGCACACTGCGTCGTGCCGTAAGGCAAGTCGGCCAGCACCATGTCGACGCTGGCGTCCGGGATTGATTGCAGTACTTCAAGGCAATCGCCCAGGTGCAGTTCGTAGGTCACGTCTCAACTCCACCGTCGGCAGAGAACGGCACACGCTTTGCCCGCATGATCGCGGCAATGGCCTTCATGCCCGCATACTTGCGCCGGCTGCCATCATCGAGTTTCGCCAGAGGTACAGCAGGTCCATCACCCACCCAGCACGTTGGTTCCCACGGGCCATTGGGGTCGAGCTTCAGTTTGTTGGGTTTCATGGTGATGCTCCCGTGCAGGTGATGGCCTCCGAAGGTTCGGTGGCTGGTGGTGGGATTTAGTTATGCGTCGTAAGAAATGCGCAGCGACTCGCGGTTGTAGGCAAGCTCAAGACGCCGCGCCACAGCAGGGGATATCGTTATTTCGTGGCGCGGCACCTCAAGCAGCGGCAGGGCCCGATCAGGCCCTAATTCGTGAAGCCGGTGAATCATCACCGTCAGCGCTTCGCCTTGCTCCTCAATCTCTGCCCAGGCCATCAGCTCAGCGAGGGCTTGCTTGGTTCCCGGCCGAACCCGCAGCCTCAGCTCTTCCTCGCCGAGCGCCTTGCGTTTCAGCGCTGCCTTCTCGTCGCGCTGCTGTTGGGTCATTGCCATCACTCATTACTCCGTTCAAATGACCCTTCGCCGCAGTTCAGCATCGAGCAAACGCGATTGATGATGCGCAAAGCGGCGTCGAACACCTTCGCGTCATCCGGCTCGCGGCTCAGGCGCTTCATGTTCGGCTGATGCTCAAGGCAGACCTTGTCCACGAGCCGCCAGGCCAACTTGCGCAGCTCGTCAGCGCTGTTATGTGTCCGCAGACTCAGCGCGAAGACCAGCGCAACATCCTCCGGCCGGTACTGCCCGCCGCTGCGGGTGTTGTAGAGCTTCTTGACTGACCTCATCCAGGAGGGAAGGGTGACGACGCCCGACGATGCGATTCCCATGTTCTGCCTCCTTGAGTCCGCTGGGTGGGAGGTGGTGTTGTGCCGCACGTTTGCGGCGCTGGGGTGCGTTTCTTTTCACTTGGGCTTCAACGGGTAGTGGACAGAGTAGGTGTCGATGATCCGCCAGAGCTTCTTCTGGCTGATCCCCATGCATTTGGCGCAGGTGGTGCGCGGCACGCCGAGTTCACTGAAGGCCTTGATGCGCTCGACCAGCTTGCGGTCTGCTTCCTCATCGACGGCGCCGGGCAGGTCAAAGCAGTGGTGCTTCGCCATTCTCACCAGCCGCTCGCGAGTCAGACCGAACTCCCGAATCACAGTTTGCTGGTTTGCGCCTTCGGCAAATCGACGCGTGATGTCCGGCACCAGCAATGCTTCTGCTTCACGCTTGAGCGCCAAGGGCGAGGCCGGTCTTACTTTGGATGGGAAGGTGACCCCGTATTCCTTAGCAAGATGCCCGAGGCGCGTCGAGCTGACGCCGATCTGCGCCGCGGCAGCCTTCAGCCCAAGGCTGGCAAGAGTCCTGAGCTGCTCGACGGTGCGCCGCTCAAGCGCCAGCGCCTCCTGCGCCTTGCGCTCACTCTGGCCGGCCGTCTTGTAGCCGTAGGCGATCGTTTCGCTGTTAAAGGGCAGCGCAACCCGCTGCGTGGTTTCCAGTTTGTGGATGACGCCGCCGCCGCGCTCGTACTCTGCGACGGCCGCGGCAATCTCCGCCGACTGGATGCTGTTGTGCTGGATGCTGCTCAACTCAAGGCTGATGTGCATGGCTAGACTCCGGCGAGGTAGTGCACAGGAAAGAACGGAATGTCGTCATCGAAGTCATCCGGCGGCGCGCCTTGCTGGCTTTGTTGCGGCGCTGCCTGCTGCTGACGTGGCTGCTGGCGCGCTGCTGCTGCCTGCGGATGTGCTTGGCGATGCTGGCCGTCCTGCGGCTTTCCGCCGAGCAGCTGCATTGTTCCTTGCATGTCCACGATGATTTCTGTGGTGTAGCGCTTGATGCCGTCTTTCTCCCACTCGCGGGTTTGCAGCTTGCCCTCGATGTAGACCTGCGATCCTTTCTTCAGCCACTCCCCGGCGATCTCGGCGACCTTCCCGAACAGCGAAACCCGGTGCCATTCGGTCTTCTCGACCTTCTGACCGGTTTGTTTGTCGGTCCATTGCTCGCTGGTTGCCAAGCTCAGGCTTGTCACTGCGTTGCCGTTGGGCATGTAGCGGACATCGGGGTCTTGCCCGCATGTTCCCACCAGGATGACTTTGTTCACGCCTCTCATGCTGCCTTACTCCTGAGCTTTTGCTCGTAGCCGTCCACCAGGAGCTTGAATTCCCAGAGGTCCTGCTCAAGCTTTTCGATGTAGTCGTCGTCGCGCTTAAACTCTTGCAGCCAGAGCTGCCTGCCGACCGGCCTAAGAAGCGGGCAGTACATCCCGATGTGCCACCACTTTCGCCCGGTGATCCACATGCAACCCTGCACTTGATCGATCACCTCGCTGGCGTCATTGTCGATATGGAAGGCGCGCAACTTGTCGGGTGCGAGAAAGCACTTATATTCGCTGCCCCCGTCCTCGCCGATGAACCCATCGGCACTCGCGCCGAACGCCTCATCATCGGTTTTAACCAATCCCACCTGAGTGACGATTAGGCCTGTCTTGATCTCGTGCTCCATGCGAGCCTCAGGCTCCAGCTCGTGGCCTCGGCGCATCTGCCATGTTTCAAAGCCGTTATCCAGTGGCGTGCCGCCGATACGCTCCACCGCCAGCTCGAATGCGTAGGTGAGCGCTGCATTTGATGGCTCGCCTACGGTTTCACCATCTAAAGCCCGCTGCACGACCTCTGCTTTCGGCCCTGCCTTGTAGCCGGCCAACTCCATCGCCTTTGTCTCGCCTTTTCCGGCAAGCATCGCGTCTACGTACTTCCTCTGCTGTGCGTTAAGCCCGTTCACCTTGGCGCGGGCGGTGCTGAACATGCTGGCGGTGATCACGCCGGCGCGGCCCTGAAGCCACTCGGGTGAGCCTTGGGTGCAATTGACGACGATCATTGAGGAGCCTCCAACTTGGCTTTGTGGACGGTAACCGCAGTCTTCACTTTCGAGTAGCCGTTCGTGTCACCCGATGCCTGCAGGACCTTCAGGCTTGCCTGCCAGACGTCCTTGAGCTCTTCGGGAGTGGTTGTTTGTCCGATGCGTTCAAGGATGTCCTCAACGACCTGGGCTCGCATATCGGCGGTCTCTGAACCGTCAGAAGATTGCCCGTCGTCATCCCTGGTTTCGCCCGTGGTGATGTTCAGCAGAGCGCTCATGACATAGCGCTTGCCGTAGGTGGTCGACGAGCCAACCGCTTGCACATCGTTGCGGCCTTTGCCGATATCGGCCGGCAAGGTCATCGTTGTTTGCTCGCGGTGCCCATCCCGGTGCATCAGGATTCCGGTCACGCTGATCGCCCCGTCGAGGTTCTCGACCTTGAAGGTGATGGCGAAGCCGTGCTTCTGCATGATCGGTTTCACGATCCGGGAAATGTCGTCCAGGGTGGCGTAAGCGTTGCCGGTGTGGAGATTCACCGCGGCTTCGAATACGGTCGGGATCTCGCACTGCATCTGCGCCATTGCAGCGTTGAACGCTTGCTCAGCCGTTTTGGCCTGCATCCGCTCGTGCATGGCTAAGAGACGCTCCATCTTCTCGATGTCGCAAGTCGGGTCGGCAGCGGCACGGCTGATGACAGCCATGATGCTGTTGTCGGTAGTGATCGACTTCACTACCTGGCTGCGCTGCTCAGGAACATAGATCTCGGTGGACATGCTGCCCTCCTCAGAAGTTGATGGTGATGTGGGGCACTTCGCGGCGGCAGATCTTGAGGACGATGGCCTTCGCCAGCTCCTCGCTGATATTCATGCCCATCAGCGCCTCTTTGGCAGCGCCCATGATCTTGATCTTGTGGGCCTGATCGGCCTCGCGGGCCTGCGCCTGCTTTAGCTCAAACGCGACTGCGGCGGCTTGGCGCTCCACCTCTTGCTGGCGGGCGCGTTCAACTGCTTCCGCTTGGCGCTGCTCGGCGGCGACACGTTCTTGCTCGGCGCGCTGAATGCCTGCGAGCCGATCCTGCTCCGCCTGGAGTTTCTGCCGCTCGGCCTGCTCCTCCTGCAGCTTGATCTGCAAGCGCTGGCGTTCGGCTTCTGCCTCTGCGTCGCGAAGCTTCTGCTCGGCGGCGCGCTGCTGGGCTTCAGCCTGATCTTTCAGAGCTTTCTCACGGGCTGCGGCGGCGTTGCGCTCTGCTTCAGCTTTCGCTTCGGCATCACGCTGGGCCTGCTCTGCCGCCGCCTTGGCGATTGCTGCATCACGCTCTTGCTGTTCGCGGATGGCCTTCTCGGCGTTGAACTTGGCGATCTCCGCGAGCTCGGCTTCGTGCTTTGTTCGATCAGCGAGAAGGGCGCGAAGCTTGGTCAGCGCCTGATCCTTGGCCTGAGCGGCTTCCGGCAAAAACTCCTGCCAGCTGTCATCGATGGCGACCAGCTCCAGATCGGCGATCACCTGGGCGACGCGCGCAGCTGTTGGCACCTCTTCGAACGCCGCCAGGTCCTTGATCAGCCGGATGCCGTCGTTGTGCGCATCGACACGGGCGTCTTCCGCTTTCTCCCAGTCCGTAAGCGGCTGGCGGGTTGCGTCTCGCAGCGCATCCATCGAGTTGACGAACTCGCGCAGCTCGGTCTCGACGACCTTCGGCATTTCTTTCAGGCGCTTCAGGTAGTCGCGGCCGGGCTTTTCGACAGCAGTTTTCGACTTGCTGACTTTGTTTGCCAGCGAGGCGATCCGTGCACGACCCTTTGCCGTGGCAAGGTCCGGCACTTCACTGGTGACCTCAGCCTTCACGGCTTCCAGGAACTGGTTGAGGCCGCCGGCGACGTAGATGACCGGCGCGTTGTCGGCGCTGATGTCGTCGATGGTGATGACTTGCTGAGTTGCAGACATGCGGAGTCTCCCGCGCCATCCGTGTGCCGGGGCGCTGCGATTGAATGGGGTGGGATTCACTGAGGGTGGCGAGGGGAGGTCGGAGCCTGATAGCACAACAGCCAGATACCTGGCGCAACCCAGCCGTAACGCGCTGGCGGGCCGTCGAACCCAAGGCGCTGGGCGAGACGCTGTGCAGACTCTTTGGTTTTGCCTGCGAACTCGACCTCTTCAACCTGCTCGTCGATCAGGGATTTGACGATGGGCTGGCTCATGGCTTCACCCTCTTCGTGACCGTCACATCCCACAACTCACCGCCGCCGCCGATTTCAAACTCGCCGTCGTGGTGCTCACCTTTGTCGATCAACGCCTTCATAAAATCGCTAGTGACATCCTGCCGCGAGCCTTCGGTGATTTCGGTGCCCTTGGCATTCTCGAAGCCCGCAACTACGCGACCATTGATTGCTGTAACTGCCAGTCTGATTCGCTTACTCATGACTGCACCATCCCACCAGCAACCCGAACAGCTTCCGACCAAGCCTTGTCGCGCTGGGCGATGGCGGCGGTCACAGCAGCCTCAAGGCGCATCATGTCCAGGGTGGGCGGGCAGAAGCGGGGCGCCTTTACAGGTCGAGCCGGGCGCTGGACGGTGATTCCGATCTGGTACATGGCGTTCATGCCGCTCTCCCTTGCCGACGATCAAGTGCGGCATAAAGTCGTTTGCAGTAGTGGGTGAATTCTTCGGGGGTGATCTGGCCTTCGCTCATCAGTCGCGTAATGTTGCGCATGACGATCACTTCGTACATGGCGGGGCAGGCAGGAGACTCGATTGTCTCCAGCTCTTCGTCGAGGTGGATGTGAGGGCTCACAGCGCCTCATCCTCGGCCTGGGCTATCAGCGCATCCTTAGCCAGCGGCGTCAGCAGCGTGACGGCGATCTGGCGCAGCGCCTCGTCAGGGTTGGGACTGTTCAGGGCCTCAGAGGCCGCAGTGCAGGCGTCTGACGATGCGCGGCGCTTGGCGGCCAGCACCAGTCGGCCCAATACCGAGTTGCTGATGCCGAAAGCCGAGAGCTGACCCATCACGAACTCATCCACCGCAGCGGCGAACTGTTCGTAGGTGACGCCCTGGGGAGATTGGAATTCGCGCTTGAACGTCACGTCAGCGCCGAGCAGCAACTGCTCCGCTGCGTCGTCGATCCAAACCCGTTCCGCGCTTGAGCAGATGTCCACCGGGAGGAGGTTGTCATACTCGAACTGTGCTGCGCTTAAAGCATTCATGGTCGCCTCCGTCGGCGGGTTTTTTAATCCGGTGATTTACTGCAATCGTGGTCTTCATTGCTGAACAGGTGGGCATCAGTGAACTCGCCACCCTCGTGCCCCTCCGATCTGCGCTGCTGCCGTTCTTGATAGGAGGCGTGCTGGCCGGTCCGCTGCTCCTGCCTGCTGGCCTTGCATGACTTTGAGCAGAAGCGAGCCCAGCCGCGCTTGCGGTCAGCCGTTCGGGCAATGAAAGGCTGCTTGCATCGAAGGCATGCATACTCGGCTGTAGCAGCCATGGCTCAATCTCCTTGCTGATTAACCAAACACACGGCACTGCCCAAGCCAAGAACGCGATCGGCCAGATAGGCAGCGGTGGATGGGCAGTGCGATATGTTCGGGAGGGGTGGTTGTAGGCGGGGTGTTAAGCGTTCCGGGCGGCCAGCATGGCGTCGGCCATTCGATAAGCCTTTTCTGCCCACTCGCGATACGATCTTTGTGTCTCGCTACGCCCTACGTAGTCACAAGGAGCTTCAAGGGCTGCAACGGCCTTGGCGGCTAGGTAATCTCGAAGACTCATGCCTAACAGCTGCCGCTTACACTCATTGCCGTCTTTAGGCTGAATAGTTTGATGGTCGTAGTCGGCGACTGGAAAGGCGTTGCCGCCGTCGTTAGCACTCATCGCGATCTCCTATTGATTGCTCACTGGAAAGGCAGTGGCTACCTGTTGAATGGGGTGCAGAAGTCCGGACGCGAACCCGGATAGAGCGGACCCTTTCGGGACGACCGCTCGGAGGGGCAAACCATCCGAAGATGGCGCCTATCGAACCTGCGTTTCTCTAGGGCCGCCGAAGCGTTCAACCCAGCTTTCAACGCCGCTTCTGCATCGGGGTGTTAACTGGTGAGGGTTTATTGCACTCTCGGCCGGGGCCTACTCTGCAACCATTCAGTTAACACTCCGATGCAGCCTCGCCTTCGCAGCTAAAAAGCTCCAGCAAGGTGATCGGGCCAGATCACGCACCAGATCGTCGATTCACACAGGCTTATCCGCATTGGCGGCACCCACATGGTCGTTTCAACTGGCCGAGGGAGGATAAAGATGTAAAAAATTTTCCTCGTAACGCTCTGGCTGGTTCCGTTGCCCACGGTTTCCTTGGGTTACCGGTCACGTCATCCGGCGCCGAGTTCCACGGCCGTCACCATTTCCTCCCAACTTAAGAGCTCCCTCGGTCGGGCGATTTCGATGCAAGGTGGCCCGCTTGTGCGGGGTTAGCGTCCTGCATCGGTGAAGTGATCGGCATGACGTTTGTCTGCCTTTGCTCCCGCGCTGGCTGGCGGTACTCCGATCACTTCCCGATAGGCCCTTTCGCAAAGGCCGGCGCAACTTCAAGACCAAGCCACCATCAGCCCCAGCGCGAGGGCGTGCAGCGAAAGTATTGCTGTCAGCAGTCCCCATGCTTGTGGGGGTGAGGGGAGGGTTGGCATTTCACTTCCTTGCGCGTTTCGCGACTTCAGCCTTACGTTGTTGGTGTGCTTCCCACTCGGCCAGCGCCTGGGCTATTTCTTCTGGTGTCATCACATCTCTCCTTTCAAGTTGACTGAATTTCCTTGATCCATCTGTCCCTCGCCTGAGCGTCGCGGACGTATTCGTTTACCCGGCACTCAGCTTTCAGCTTGCCGACCCAATCGCCCGCGGCTTTGCACTTCGCGAGGTCGGCTCGGGCTGCTTTGGCATGAGCCCTGAACATCTTTGCTTCGGCGCGGAAGCGGGGAATGTCTTTCTTGTCCAGCATTTCCGGTGTCTCCCGTTCTGTTTCCAAAACGCCCGGTCGCCCAGGCGTTTCAGAAATCGTTCGGCTTGGTTCACAGCTGAAACGGCAGCCGGTAGATCGCCATGCCGTCTTCGGTGTAGCCGACGAATACTGGTTCTTGTTTCTGGCTCATGGCGCTTCTCCAGGTGGTTACTGTTGGGCTTTCCAGAAGGTGAGCATCAGTTGCTCATCGACGCTGTAGAGGTAGCCGGTAGCGGTGCACATCTCGGCGACTTCGGTCACTTCGGCCTGATCGCGGCACTGCACTCTGTTGGTGGTCATTTCGGGGTCTCTCCGTAGGTTGATTTTCCGGATGACCCTGTCGCCAAGGTCATCGAGGAAGTCTGTTTCTCCCCAGGCTTTCTGCACTCGGCCCTCATTGCCGATGCCCTCTATGCGCTACTGGCGCTTCGAAGGTGCTCACCTGGTTCGCACTGAATGCATGGGCTTCAGTGACTGCGCATCGCGTCGCAGCTCGGGAGGGAATGTTTTGCGCCCATTTGTACCGGCTAACCGGGATTCCCTCGGGCGGATCTTGGCGGTGATAAAGAGCGGTTCGATCCGGAGGCCCTTGGTAGGGGCTGATTCGTTTCGATGGGTGTAGTTAACCATCGGTTTATTGCCAAGTCAACACCGATGGTTAATTATTTTTCTGTGGGCGAAAAAAATCCCGCTCGCGTGGCGGGATCCTTTATTGAGCGCGTGGCGCGCGGGGCTTTACCAGAGAGCTGAAGACCAGAACACCCGGCCCAGAACAATGATTTCCATCTCGATCATCTCGATGGCTGAGTATTCCTCGTCGGGGTGCTCATCTCGATTGAAGCTGCGCATCCGCATTCCTCCTCCTGGGAGACGATATAGCGTCTTCACGCGAAGCTGCCCGCCGTGGTCGATGGCATACATCTTACCGTCCGTGATTGATGTGGTGCCCTGATCTACCCCTACCGTACTGCCATCAGGCAATACCGGCTCCATGCTATTCCCGCTCACCGTGACGCACACAGCGTCTGACGGCTGAACACCTTGCTTGCGAAGTGTCAGCTTGCCGAACCTCAACTTCTGTTTATGAGACTGCTCTACGGCGGTGCGTCCCTTGCCAGCCGAGAGCTCTACTTCCTTTAGAAATGGCACATACACCTCATCGTCATCGAGCGGCGTGTCGTCATCCCAGAGATCAATTGGCCCAAGCAGCTCGGCGTTCGAAGCAACAGCGGCGCGGTCTGGGGTTGCACGCGTCAGCTTTCCTATTTCGGCAGCCAGGCGCGCACTGAATCGCTCCACAGGCTCCTTTATTTGTTCGGACAGTATGGCGGCAAATTGCGCGTTGAGGGGATTGATCCCCTTGAAGTAGAGGTTCACGGCGGCCGGCGTTATACCGGCGGCGTCTGCAATTTTCTTCTGGCTCAGCCCCAACTCCTTCTTTTTCGACAGGAACAGTTCGTGGGCTGCCTTGCATTCAGCGAGGCGATCGGGGGGCAAAATTCGTTTTCTGGTCATGTTGTTAATTTATTACCAACGGTGAATGTGGTGAAGAAACCATCGGTGTTGATTAATCGTTAACAGATGGTTAATATCGCCTCATCTACAACCGAGGCCAGATCATGAACGAGACACCCCTCGACAAGTTCGTTGCTGAAAAAGGGCAGTCCGAAGCCGCACGGCTTCTCCGTGTGACGGCCCCGGCAATTCACAAAGCGCTTTCCGCCAAACGGGACATCCGTGTGCTTGAGCTTCCTGACGGCAGCTTTCAGGCCAAAGAGCAGCGCCCGTTCCCTTCACAAAAATCCGCAGCCTAAAACCAACTTCATAAGCCACTGGAGACAAACGATGCACTTCGACCCAAGCCACATGCACGACAAGCCCACCAAAGTCCGCCTCGATGAAGTGGCCGACGATTTGCTGACCGCAATGGCCAGGTATCAACGCACCCAAAAAGCCGTTTTGGCCCGCGAGATTCTTGAGCGTGGGCTGAACCAGATGATGGAAGAGCTTAACGCAAAGACTGATGTCGCCTGAAGTGGCGGAGGAGACCCTGTGCCTGAAAGAAAAGAGCTGGAAATCCAGCTCGACGCGGAAGGTGTAAGCGATCTGGCGCTGCTGGCCGGAAAGCAAGGCATCACCCCCGAAGAGTTGGCCGCAAAGATCATCAACAAGCACCTGGACCGAATGTCTCGGCCACCCCCAAGCAGGGGCAAGGTGAGATCCATCGGCCGAAGGGCTGATTAGCCCCTCAGGGACTATTGAGGAACTACCAATGAAACAACCAAGCATCAAATCGGACGCACAAAAAAGCCACCGGGCAAGGGTGGCTTCTTGTGCAGCGCTTAAAACAACGTTCTGGAGCGAATAATGGCAAATTCACAGCCAAGCGTCAACTACGGCAATCCGCGCCACGAAATTGCACCTTTGCAAATCGTGGCGCGAACGATGTCGTCGCGTGAAATCGCGAATCTTACTGGCAAGCGTCACCCCGATGTGAAGCGAGACATTCAGATCATGTCCGCCGAACTGAAGATCAATGTGAGCAGTTTTGCTCACATCTATTTTGATGGGCGTAATCGGGAGCAAACCGAGTATTTGCTGGACCGCGAGCACACAGATTGCCTGCTTACCGGATACAGCGCCGGTCTGCGCATGAAGGTGATTCGACGCTGGCACGAACTCGAACAACGATCTTCGTCACGCGAAGCCGTCACGGCGAACGGTACGAAGGTCATCGGCGAGATCGCCATCATGGAGTGCTTCACGCGCCTGCTGAAGCCTGCACCATCCAGTCAGATGCTCATGCTCACGAAGATCGCTGAGAACAACGGCCTCGATCCGAAGTTTCTCCCCGGTTACGCCGTTGATGCTGCGCCTGATGCCGCTGGCGGCTCTTCAATGCCCACCAAATCTGCCACCGCCTTGCTGAAAGACAACGGCTTGGGCGGTTCGGTCGTGGCCTTCAACAAGCGCCTTGAAGCCGCTGGCTACCTCAAAGAGCTGACCCGCAAGAACTCGAAGCAGGAAGTCGTACCGTTCTGGTCGATCACTGATAAGGGCCTCTCCTACGGCAAGAACCTGACCAGTCCTCAATCCCCTCGCGAGACGCAGCCACATTGGTACGTCGACCGCTTCCTCGAACTGGCCGGCCTTGTCGGCAAAGGTCGTGCTGCATGAAGACCTATCCACTTGAAATCGAATCCGTAGGCAGTGACACCTACATAGCCATGAGTCGCGGTCATCACGACCTTGACCTGTTTATGGCCGAGGCCGTGAAAGAGTGCCCAGGGTGGTTCTTGGGTGGACCGGTACACGTTTGGGTCAAGTCCACGCCCGACCGATCTGGCGAGTTCAGCATGCGCTACGTGTTCGTTGAGCCCGGCACAAGAGGCGCTTGGCCTGCCACCTATTGCCATGAGTATGGCGAAGGCTATCAGCGCTACAACGCCACACAGAACACACCGGAGGCCCAATGATGGCCAGATCAAGAAACATCAAACCGGGGTTCTTCTCGAACGAACACCTGGCAGAGCTGGACTTCGCCACTCGACTGCTATTCATCGGTTTGTGGACAGAAGCAGACCGGGAAGGGCGCCTTGAAGACCGTCCTCGCCGCCTGAAGATGGCCCTGTTCCCTGCTGACAGCGTGGACATCGTTCACATGCTCGATGACCTGGATCATTTGGGGTTCATCAAGCGTTACACCGTGGGCGACGTTCAGGCGATCCAGATCATCAACTGGGCCAAACACCAGAACCCTCACATGAAAGAGGCGAAAAGCATCATCCCTGCCATGCCCGTTGTAGAGCCTTCGCAGGGAAAGCATGAGGAAAACACCGTACTAGCACCAGACTCGCACAGTTCTTTCCCTGCTGATTCCCTCTCTCTTGATTCCGGATTCCTGATTCCTGATTCCCTCAACCCGTCGCCAGCTCCGGTGGATGCGGGCGAACTTTTTGCGCGGTTCTGGAAGCTCTACCCGCGCAAGGTCGGGAAGGACAAAGCCGAGAAGGCCTGGGCAAAGCTCAAGCTCACCGAAGCCCTGTTCGACACGATCATCAAGGCATTGGCGAAACACTCGCTGACACCCGGCTGGACCAAGGATAACGGCCAGTTCATCCCTCATGCCTCGACTTGGCTCAACGGCAAGCGTTGGGACGACGAGATCGCTGACGGCAAAAGCAACGTGCACCACCTGCCGAACAGTCGCCACACCAACTTCGACCAGCGTGATTACAAGGCCGGTCTGACCGCCGTAGGGGATGGCACCTATGACTTCTGAATCCCTGAACGTCGATCTGACCGTGAGCCATCTTGAGCAACGCTTCGGTGTTGTCGCCAAGCAGGCGGCCGAATGCCCAATGCACGGCGCCTACGCCTCGATCATCCACAAGAACGCGGACACCGCATCGGGATGCCCGGGCTGCGCCGCTGAGGTCCGCCTGCGCAACGATCAGGAAGAACAGCGGGCGATGTATGCCCGGATCGCCGAAAGTCGCCTGGAGCGAAAGCTGGGCTCGTCCCTGATACCTCGCCGGTTTATGGGCAAGACCTTTGAGGACTTCCATGCCGAAACGCCAGCGCAGAAAGCCAACCTCGCCAAGTGCATCGAGTACGCCGAGAACTTCCCGCTGCACATGGCCGACGGCCGCTGCATCGTGATGACCGGCACCCCTGGAACTGGCAAGACCCATCTGGCAACAGCCATCGCCTGCACGGTGATCCTGAAGCACAAAGCGACAGCGGTGTATCGCACCGTCGGCGGACTGCTCCAGTTCATCAAGGGCAGCTATGGCGACAAGGCTGAGTACACCGAGGCCGAAGCGTTCGCCAGCCTGTCTGAGCCATCGCTGCTGATCATCGACGAAGTGGGCGCCACCAAGCCCACCGAGTTCGAGCTGGCGACCCTGTTCGCTGTGATCAACGGCCGGTACGAGGAGCAGCTGCCCACCATCGTCATCTCGAACATCGACGCCAAGGAGCTCGGCACCGTGTTGGGCGACCGCAGCGTGGATCGGCTGAGGGAAGGGCGCGGCATTGGCCTTGTGTTCGAAGGCGCCTCGGCGCGTCTGCCACGGAGGGCTTCGTGATGAGCGACATCCTTCTTGCCGCCTCCTTCATCCTGTTCATTTGGGCGATCGCCGCCAGCATCGACGAAGGCCGCGATCAATACCTCCTCCCAACACTTGGTGCCGTTTGTTTGGCGGCCTCATTTCTGGTGAAGCCATGACCCCCATCCAAAAACAAACCGTAAACACCCTCAAGTCCGAAGGCTTCCAGGTCGTCGGCAATCTCAACGACATGGTGCTGATTACCCGTGGTTCGGATAACCGCTTTGTGCGCCATGACGGCAGCCAGCGTCGTGCTGTTGATGTGGCCGAAAGCAACGTGCGTGTTCTGCGAGGTGAGGTATGAGCTGGACAGCTTCGGAAATGCGTCTGCCAAAGCACGGTCAGCGGGTCGTCGTCGTTTGGGGTGATGACTTCAAGGTCGGTCGGTTTGATGCCAAGCATCCATTTGCCCCGGTGATTGTTGATTCGTCAGCCGGCAAGTTCTACCGCAACTTCTCGTACTGGAAACCGCTGAATTTTCCGAAGGTGAAGCCATGAGCAGCCGCAAATCCATGGGGTTCATGTACCTCGCCCGGCGCGCCTGCGGGAAGGTCTCGGCGTCGTGCTGGGATGACGCTCTCTCCAAAAAGGACACCGCCAAGACCGTGGCCGGCTACATCAAGCGCGGCGACACCGTTGAGCGCATCGAACGATTCGAGGGTGACGAAATGCCTGAATTCATCTGCCGCCCAGGCTGCAACGACTGCCGGGTGAAGCCATGAATATCTTCGAATTTATGAGCGATCACCCATTACTCACGATCATTCTCGCGCTGATCATTGGCAATTCGCTGATCCAGATGGCAGCAGTGGTGACCGCATGACCAATCTTGAACAGCGCCGAGCAGCATTCGAAATGTGGTGGGAAACCCGGGAAGAGGCCGGAACCGCCGCGAAGTACCGCGCGTTCGACGCCTGGAATGCTGCGCTTGATGGCGTGGTGATTGCCCTCCCGCGTGACGTGTCTTTGCGTAGTCCATCCGAGGTTCGCGACATGATCAAGCATCACATTGAGGCCGCTGGCCTGAAGGTGACCCCATGACCACCTCCCGAATCTGGATCTGCATAGTAGCCATCACCCTGGTAGCCGCAGTCGGCACCGGGCACAGAGTTGAGACGGTGGTGAAGCCGTTGCCGCAGGGAGTTTTGTTCCGATGAGCATTCGTGAAGAGTTTGAAGCGTGGCACAAGAAGGAAGTCGCCGCGTTCATGGGCGCTGGCCTGACAAAGGCCGCCCAGCACATGCAGGACTTCAAGGAAACGATGGCGGCAGTCTGGGAAGCGTCCCGCGAGGCGATGGTAGTTGAGTGGCCAAACCACTACGACTACACGAATTCCGATGTTGCGGGCGCTGCGATCCTTGATTGCAGAACTGCCTTCGGCAAGGCGGTGAAGCTATGACCTGGTCCCAACTCAAAACCCTGCTGAATACCTCCAAGGTTCATTCCGACGGCCGTGAGACGTACTGGTTTGGGGGTGCGCGATGAGCATTCACCCAGACCCGATTGACGTCAACGATCAGCTCCGGTCGGAGAACGCCGTGCTGCGCGCGGAAGTCGCCAAGTGGAAGAACGAAAGCGTCATCGATGCCAACACCGTGTACAGCCTGTCTTGCCAGCTGGCCCAGCGCACCGGTGAGGTTCGCGAGCTCGCCAGACTGGTGGACGACCTGAGTTCGCTCGCGGCGAGAGTTGCTGTGCGTCTTGCCTTTGCATCTCCGGACGACCTACCGGGTCAAGTCTGGCAGTTCCTGAAGAGTAAAGGTCTTCAGGCTGGCTCGATGCTCGCTCTTGTAGAGGGGCGCCTGTCATGACCGACAAGATATCGATCAACTGCCAGGCCAAGCTCACAGAAGCAATCACCCGCATGACGGCGATGTACCGCGAAAAGCGCTTCGTCGTGGTGTCGCTGCGCCCGGGCAAGGACCGCACGCTGGATCAGAACGCCCTGTGGTTCGCCTTCTACAAGCGCATCGCCGAGATGACCCAGATCGGCGACGCCAGCGACGCGCGCAAGTACTGCAAATTGCACCACGGCGTTCAGATCCTCATCAATGAGGACGAGGACTACCGCGCGGCGTGGCACCGCACCACCAAGCACCTGAGCTACGAGGAGAAGTTCGACCTGATGGGCGACTGCAAGCTGCTCGGGCCGGACGGCTTCCCTGTGACCAGCCTGTTTAATCGCGCTCAGGGCGTCGCCTACACGGATCGCATTGTGGCGGACTTCACCGGCAAGGGCGTGTACTTCGTCGACCTATTGGGCGAGGTGGCCGCATGAGCCGGCGCGACTGGTATGACCGGCGCATCGACAAGCGCGTTGCCCTGCAGATAGCAGAGGAGCAAGGGATTGTCGCAGATAGCACTTCATATCGAACCGAGCTTGTCGAGCGAATTAACTCCGGCGCAATCACCTTACGAGAGGGTCAGGAAGAGCTGCGCAAGGTGATTCGCGACGCCAAGAAGAATGGCAAGAAGACCCGTTCGCAGATTTGGAGGTCGGCATGAAGACCATTAAGGCCCTCATCAGTCTCGCAGTAATTCTGCTCGATCAGGGCTACCGCTCGAATCCGGCAGCGCATCAGTTCGGGGGTGTCCTGTGAGACGCATTCGGATAATCGGATCAGGCGGTGTGCCGGGTGGTTTGCAGCAAATCCTCGGTCCGCAGATAACGATCTCGATGCTTTGCGAGCCAATGGTCACGGACCTCTGCATCGGCCCCTATGTCACGAAGCAAATCAATGACGACTGCTTCTACGGTGGCGGCCGATCCAAGGGCGAGAAGAAGCGCGCCGCCCGCGAACGTAGACTGCGAGGTGGCTACTGATGCTCGCCACCAAACAGAAGTCGCCGCCGGCACGCAAGCAGAAAACGTGCGCCAACCCAACCTGTGGGAGTGAATTCGTTCCTGCGCGCCTAGGCCAGAAGGTCTGCGGTTATCAGTGCGGCCTGGCCATCGCTCCGGCGAATCAGGACAAGGCCCGCAAGTCGCTGGCTCAGGTCGAGCGCAAAGAGATCAAGGTCCGCAAGGAGAAGCTGAAGAGCAGGGCCGACCACCTCAAGGACACACAACACGCTTTCAATGCCTGGATTCGCGAGCGCGATGCTGGTCAGCCGTGCATCAGCTGCGGCACCACCGCGGACGTCCAGTACTGCGCCGGCCATTACCGCACAACCGCAGCAGCGCCAGAGCTAAGGTTCGAGCCGCTCAATGTGCACCTGCAGTGCAATCGCAACTGCAACATGGGTCAGTCCGGCAACTTGCTCAATTACCGGCCAAGGCTCATCCAGAAGATTGGTCTGGAGGCAGTTGAGTGGCTGGAAGGCCCTCATGAGCCGAAGAAATACACGATCGACGACCTGAAGGCGCTGACCGCGCACTACCGGGAACTGACCAGAGAATTGAAGAGGGCGCAGGCATGACATATCGCAACGTAGTTTCAGCAGTAGTGCGGGCTCTGGCAGCCGAGACGATCAACAGCGCGGGTGGGTGCACATTCGAACCGCGTGTGCAGTGCGCAAAGCTCAAGGGAGAGATTATCGGCAAGGATGCTGCCCTGCTCATGGATTGCGTGGTGTTCAAATTGCTCCACGCCGATCTGTCTCCACGGCACTGGAATGCACTGGTGTCGAAGTTCAGCACGCACAAGGGCCGCAAGATCGAATCCATTGGGCGCATCGTGTCAGCGTTCAAGAGTCCGGCCCCGATGCTGTTCACCCAGAAGGCCGTCACAGCTTGGGCGATTCCACAGATCAAGGGCATCCGCCGCGAGGTGGTGCAGGTTAAGGCGCCGGAAGCGCGCCAGGGACAGCATGAAAAGCAATGGGACTGGCGCAACCAGGCAGCAGCAGCATCCGTTGAGCGCGCCAACGCCATGGCTCGCCAGCGCGCCGAGACCCGCTCAAGCGACATGATCGTGCTGCATGACTCCAACTACGACATGACCACATGGGACGGGCAAGGCCTTACGGAGCGCACTTACCAGCGGTGGAACAAGTCGATCAAGGACACCTTGGAAAGCTTGGTCGATCAGGCTTTGACCGAGGCTCAGCACATCCTAGAGGACGCTGAAGTCCTGGATCGGGAAGCGGCATAGCAAAAGGCCCTAAAAAAGGCCTTGCATTCCGTGTCGCCGTGTCGCAGGATACGCCCATCATGACACTCCTACGCACGGAAGAGATGTCGACCAAAAGCCCAGCCTAACCGCTGGGCTTTTTTGTGCCTGCATTCGCCGTTATAGCTCAGTTGGCCAGAGCGTCCGCCTTGTAAGCGGAGGGCCCAGGGTTCGAATCCTTGTGACGGCACCACCTCAGAAGAAGTGAAGCAGCGCGCCGCTGTGGATCAGGCTTCAGCACACCGCCCTTGCGGCGCCGGATCAGGGTAACCGGCACAATTTCCCCAATCCCTCGGAACCTCTGATCGCCATGTTCAGCGAGGGCCTCATTCGTACCTGCTCCACAGTGCTGCTCCTCAGCGTCTTTGCCCGTCACCCAGCGGGCTTTTTTATTTCGGTGAAACGATGACTCGGTCCACATGCTGGAGCCTGGTTGCCGTGTCCCTCGCGATCGTCAGCTACCTGATGCACCGCGACATCAGCTCCAACATCTTCGTAGGCTCGTTCTTCATCATCCAGGCGCTGAAGCCTGAGGATGAGACCCGGCTAAATCAGTCGGCCATGGCTCTATGCGCCTTAGTCGGGACAACAATCGTTGGCTTCGCCATGTGCGCCTGGATATTCGGGTTTGAATGGAGTCGGCCGGCTTCATGGTAGAAATAATGAGTTATCGGCTGACGAGGTTGCCATGGCTGCAGAAAGCGTATTAAGCAGCGCCATCGTGACCGGGACGACAAACGGCGCCGGAGTTGCTCTTGCGGGCCTGTTGCTGACCTATGATCAGAGCCTCGCAATGGGCTCGATCGGCGGATGCTTCATGTTCCTGGCCGCCTCCGCATCGCTGCCATGGAGTTCGCGGTTCTTTTACGCCGTGGGCTCCTTCATCGTGGGTTATCTGTTCGGGATACTTATTTTCGGCCTGTGGTCCAACATCGGACTGGCGTCAATTGCTGCGTGTGTCGTTTCCTCCCTGGCGTCGTGGTTGGTGGGCTCGCTGAAGAGGTGGTCTGATGGCGGGCCTAAGCCGGAATGGCTGGATTGGGCTGGCAGTATCGCGAGCATCTTCCTTCCTGCGTTCCTGAGACGAGGCAAGAAAGATGAATGAATTTCTACAGCGCCCATCACTTGAAACATTCTTCTCCGGGCTTCTGGTACTCGCTTACGAAGCTCTCTCGTGGCTGGGCAGTGTTATGCCTGACTTCCTGCTTGGAACGAGAGGGGTGTGCCACCTGCTGATTTGCCTGTTCGTGGTCGGTTACCTGGCCCCCACAACGAATCACCGCAAGGCAGTCGGCACGGTTGCCGGGATATTCGCCGGAGCCAACGCCGCCGAGGCATATAGGATCGCGACCAACTTCTCGACGTTCACCGCAGTGGTACAGCCGCCTCTCACCCTGGTGATGGTGTGCGTCCTCTTCTTCGTGATTTACGCCCGAGGCAACGTCGCCCGCATGTTGCCGCGCCGGTTCAGCCTGAGCCGATAGAGCGCCACGAATTCAGATGCGCCCGTTTCGTGGCGCGGAGTAAATCATGACAACCAAGCACCCCGACTGGGAGGCCATCGAACGCGCCTACCGGGCCGGGTCGCTTTCCCTGCGCGGCATAGCCGACAAGTACGACACGAACGAAGGCACGATCCGCAGTAGAGCCAAGAAGCATGGATGGTTGAGAGACCTCACTGCACAAGTCCGCACCGCCACGCACGGCAAGCTTTCACGCGACACTTCACGCACTGGCGTCACGCAGCGTGAAGACGCTGAGATCGTTGAAGAGGCTGCTACTGAGGCGGCTTCGGTAGTGCTGGCTCACCGTGCCGATCTGGCTCAATGGCGGGGCATAGCGAACAAGCTCAGTGCTGCGCTGAAAGAGATCGAGGTTACCGAAGACAACATCGGCGACTTCTCTCGCTCCCTGAATGCCGGCGTCGATGCTCAGCTCAAGGTCATCAAGGGCGAGCGTCAGGCCTACAACCTCGACACAGAGGAAGGCGACAAGACAGTCGACACCCTGGCCTCTCTGATGGACGAACTATCGAAGGACGCCTGACATGAAGCCCGAGCACTTGAAGCTGCTCAGGGATCGGTTCTGGCGCCTCAACAACCTGTACTTCATCACCGACAAGAACGGGAAGAAAGTCCGCTTCCGCATGACGCAGGAGCAGATCGACTATTTCCAGGGGATGCACACTCGCAACATCATCCTGAAGGCGCGCCAGCTCGGCTTCACGACGCTGGTCTGCATCGTGCAGCTGGACGCCGCGCTGTTCGAGTCGGCCAAGTGCGCGCTGATTGCCCACACGCTCAACGATGCCAAGCGGCTGTTCCGCGAGAAGATCAAGTATGCGTATGACAACCTGCCCAAGGAGATACGCGCTGCCAACCCTGCTTCTAACGATGCTGCTGGTGAGCTTGTGTTCAGCAAGGGCGGATCGCTCTACGTGTCCACATCCTTCCGGGGCGGGACTCTACGGTATCTGCACGTATCCGAGTTCGGGAAGATCTGCGCCAAGTTTCCCCACAAGGCCCGAGAGATCGTCACCGGGGCATTCGAGGCGGTCGCCTCAGACTGTTTCGTCACCATCGAGTCGACGGCCGAGGGCAGGGCGGGTTATTTCTTCGATTACTCGCAGAGCGCGGAGAAGCAGCAGCTGTCCGGCGTTCCCCTGGGCAAGCTGGACTGGAAGTTCTTCTTCTTCAGCTGGTGGCGAAACGGCCTTTACTGGCTTGATCCTGCCGACGTCGTTATCCCGCAACGCCTGACGGATTACTTTAAAGAGCTGCAAGCCAAGCACGGAATCGTTACGAACCCTGGGCAGCGCGCTTGGTACGCCGCCAAAGAAAAGTCCCTAGGCGACGACATGAAGCGGGAGTACCCGTCGGTTCCGACTGAGGCGTTCCAGCAGTCTGTCGAGGGCGCTTACTACGCGAAGCAGTTCGCCAAGCTCTACGCGAACAAGCGGATAGGCGTCATACCGACTAACAGCCACCAGCCGGTTATGACTTTCTGGGATATCGGTGTCGGCGACTCCACCGCCATCTGGTTCGTACGTCAGATTGGCACCGAATACCACGTCATCGACTACTACGAGAACTCAGGAGAAGGCCTGCGCCATTACATGAAGGTGCTCAAGGACAAGGGTTACACGTATTCCGAGCACTGGGGGCCGCATGACATCGAGAACCGCGAGTTCGGCAGCGATGCCAAAAGTCGCAAGGATATTGCCAAAGAGGGCTACGAGATCGATGGCGAGCGGTACTCAATCAAGTTCCAGGTTGTTCCACGCACCGGCGTTGACGACGGCATTGAATCAGCGCGGGAAATCCTGACCCTTTGCGTATTCGATGAATCCAAGTGCGAGGAGGGCATCGGTCATCTCGAAAACTACCGCAAGGAGTGGGACGAGAACCGCGGCTGCTGGAAGGACAAGCCGTTCCATGACAGCACATCTCACGGGGCTGACGCCTTTCGATACTTCGCTGTCGCAAAAACTAAACGCGTACGCACAGGCGGTGTCCGCCGCATAGGAGGCCTCGCATAATGCCCGTGCAATCAACAAACCCCGAGTACGACGATCACATTGCTGAGTGGGAAACGATGGACGACGCGCTTGAGGGGGAATGCGCGATCACTCGCAACGAAAAGTATC